GTCACTGTCGCCCCGTATCATATCGACGACGTTTTTTCAGGCTGTGACACCGATGTCGTGCCCTATGTCCGGCATCTTGATCCGTATTGCCCACTCCCTGCCTTGTCGGATGGCGTCAGACCTAGCCTTGTCGAGGAGGGTAGAGGTTAGGCGGAACGACTTCTTCTCGGTCCGCTTCTCTTCGATCATCCAATCCTCGTTCACGACGTCGCCCGGCGTGCCTATAGCACCTGAGGCTAGTGTCGTACGCCCGCCGATCTCCTTGGCGGTCTCTTCCTCCCCCTTTTTGGACAGCTTGATGAGTCGTTTCGGTATAGCTGCGGGCGCGCCCAGGATACGGATGTTCTCCTTGAACCGGATGCCGGACCTCGCGCACGCCACGCACACCTTTACGGTCTTGTCGATGGCTCTCTCGTCGGTGAGGCGGATGGCGATCCTGTCGCCTTTGCTATTGTCACATGCTGCGCACACACCGCGCCCGCCCTCGGACGTAGTGATCACAATTGGTAGATGCACGATACGCCTTCCTTCCTCAGCACGAGATCGTACACCGTCCGGAACCAGAACTCGTCGTAGGCTGCGTCGTAGAGGGCTTCCTTCCCCTTGATTTCGTCCGCCACCTCGCCGTCTACATCGATCACAGCGTACTTCGATGTTCCGACTCGTTGGATGACGCCGGTGGCCCTAGCCGTATCGACTAGGTCCTTCTCCACCTGCCAGCCCGAGTCGTAGTGGTACTCTAGCGTGCCTTTCTGACCTTCATGGGTGCCGGCCTTGGCCTTGGTTATCTCCCAGTTGACCTCCTTACCGATCTTGACCTTCTTCGTCTTCTCTTCACCCTCGGCGTCAACCCCGATGACTCTTTTACCCTCGAGGGGTTTGCCCCGGGTGAGGAGGATGTCTAGGAGCTTGCCGTGCTTCAGAGCATGGGCCCCACCAACCTTCCACTTCCTGGCGAAGGGACCTGTGGCACCGCGGGCGGCGCGTACTTGGTTGATGAGGAGCAGCGTCGTCCAGTTCGGCTGGTTATTGCCGTCGGGATCGTAGGGAGCCCCTAGGGCGCCCCAGAGCTTCTTCTGAAACTCTGTCACCAGGAACGCTTCCGAGGACTGCTGCGCGAATTGGCCCAGGGGAGTTTCGTCGCGTTGGTCTGTCAGGATCGCAGCGATGGAGTCCACTACAGCGATCTGGAACTGGTTCGTCTTGACGAGCTCCACCAACGCCTCGAACCTGTTGGCTGTTGTTCCCTCGTCCAGGACTACAAACGAGCCCAGTTCGCGTTGCATGCGGTCGGCTTGCTTCTTCGTCAGCTGCTTGCGGTTGTCCCGCTTTCTGGCTCGATTCTCGAGGTCGATTTCCGCATCCGACATTGGACAGACGGCCCCGAACATGTGACCGAACGGTTTGTCCACAGCGAACTCCGTCGGCAACCAGATGATCGCGGACTCGTCCTTGTAGACTTCTTGAACCTCCTTCACGCCTTGCCAGACCAGCGCATTCTTGCCTACCCCATCGGGGGCAGCGATTTGGGTTGGGCCTCCAGCGGGAGCTCCGCCGCCAATGGCTACGTCCAAGGAGCAGATGCCGAACCGGCGGCGCATCTTGAACGGCGTCATGGTCTCGTCCGCCGTCGACACGTAGCGGCGCTTGTCCTTCTTCTTGACGCCCTCGTTCATCTGGTCGTTGACGAATTTGATGGCCTCTGCGACTCGTTGCTTACTCCCCATCCCGTTCCCTCTTCTCGAAGGGCTCGGAGCCATGCTTCGGGCACACAGGCGGTGACCCCTCGAGCGTGGCGCCGCAGATGGGACACTTCCCATCTTCGGACGCTTTCTTGACCAGGTCTTGCTCTTTGTCCTGCTCGTAGCCGTACTTGTCCATAGCTACCTCTCCCTTCCCGAGACCGCATTTAGGGCCTCGCGCCATTTCTTGCTGGGTTTGAAGATCACCCTGATATGCTGCTTAGCTTGCACGTACTCCTTGGTCAAGCCGCAGTAGACCTTGTGTCCCTTACGTGACCTGGTGTCGAACTTGCCGAAGCCACGTAGCTTGACCGGCTCCCCGACACTCGTCGCTTCCTGGATCACCTGGAACGCGATTCGGAACACTAGCTTCAACGACGTGTGAGTGAACACCTCGTTGTACGGCTTCGGGAGTCGGAACAGGACCTCCGCGATGAGTTCGTTCCCAGTCATGGGCTAGTGGGCCTCGACCCAGTTGTCCCCGACGCCGGGGGTACACTTCAGGGGCACCCGAAGGTCTGGGTACCCAGGATCCTCCATGTCGTACTTGATCTTTGCGGTGCTCTCCTCGATGATTTCGTCAGGGACCTCGAGGTTTACTTCGTCGTGGACCTGGAACAGCATCGTGCTGTCGCTCAGGTCTGGGTCGTAGTGCATGTTGATCATCGCCGCTTGTACCACGTCAGCGGCGGAGCCCTGGACGATTGTGTTCACGGCTTGCCGGTCTGCCTTCCTGGACTCCCGGCAGTCGTCGCACCAACACGCTAGCTTGTGGCGGTACTCTGCCTCAGCTTGGTGAGCTACGCGCTCTTCCCAGTCCATGGACTCCATGAGCCAACGTCTGCGGCCTCGGAGAGTCTCGACGTACTTGATCTCCGAGGTATCGCGATGAGTTTGGTTGATCCACTGCTTGACGCCTGGGATGCCAGCGAAGAACTTGTCGATGACGGCTTGAGCCCGCGTCTTGGCCTCTCGGAAGACTTTCTTCTCGCCCCATTGTGGGTTCTCTGCTTGCACCTCTGCGACGATCTTTAGCTCCTTGGCCAGGAGCCCAGGCCCCTTCCCATAAAGCAGGCCGAAGCCAATGATCTTTACGAACTGTCGGTACTCCCGTAGCTGCCAGTGTCGTGTCGTCAGGGTGTCGTGCTCTGGGTCCAGGGCCTTTGCTGCCACGATGTCGTCGTACGACTCGTCCCAGATCATGGCGGCATTGCCAGAGTGTAGGTCCTTCCCATCAAGGATGGTCTGGATCATACCCTTGTCGTTGGACCAGTGCGCGGCTAGGAACATCTCGAGCTGGTCGTAGTCAGCAGAGACGAACTTGTACCCGGGCCTGGCCACGAATGCCTTACGGATCTTGAACTCATCCCCATCGGGCCGCGGCATGTTCTGCATGTTCGGCTCGTTGCTTGACAGTCGTGCGGTGTCGGCGACGTGCTGATTCAAGGTCCCGTGTAGCCTGTTGTGCTTGTCGAGTTTGTTCAGGATACCCTCGACGTAGGTCCCTTGTATCTTGGCGATCTTGCGGTGGCGCAGTACGAGCTGCGCCTCTTTGATGCCCAGTGCTGCGAAGACGTTTAGCACGGACTCGTCTGTACTGGGGGCGCCGGACTTCCCCTTCTTGATTGGCTTGAGCTTGAGCTTTTCGAAGAAGAGTACGGCCAGCTGCTTCGGGGACTTGGGATTGACCCTGGTCCCGGCGATCTTGGCTAGTTGCTTCTCGACCTTGTCCATCTCCTTTTGCATGGGGATCTTCAAGGACTCGAGGTAGGGAGCGTTGATCTGTGTCCCAACCCTCTCGCAGTTGTACAGGATGCGGGTGAACGGGACTTCGAAGTCGAGGTACAGGTCCCACAACGACTCGCCGCGCCATGTCGTCTCGTCTTTGAGGTAGTCGCGCAGCCTACGGTAGACGCGGTATGACCCCCAGGCATCGAGGCTGGCGTAGTCTATGACTCGGTCCGGGACAGCGTCCCACGCCTTCATCATGGTCGTTGCTAGCGGCTCACCCTTCGGCTTGAAGGGCTTGTCATTCACGTTCCTGGGGTAGAACGTCTCGCCAAACGTCGCCATGCGCTCCTCGAACTCCCGCTCGTAGACCTCCTTGAGGCCATGTGGGTTGTCCGGGTTCAGGAGCCGATCCATGACGAGGGTACACAGCCAGTCGCCGGATAGACGTATGCCGCAGTTCGCTAGCATGTGGGCGTCGAACTTGGTGTGCGTTCCGATCCACGTCCTACGCTTGTCGTGGAACACCTCCTCGAATTCGTAGAGCATGCCTCGCTCGAAGAAGTACCGGTCGTCCCCCGTGGACAGGGACCAGAATAGGACGCTGTCTGGTTCCTTGCCGGCAATCGTGAGACCCGTCGTCTCTGTGTCGATGGCGGCCTCGAGTTTGTTGGCGAGCTTCCGCTTCAGCTTTGATACCTGCTTCGGCGTCCTGACCCAGATGGGATCTGGTCTAGTGAGAGTCCAGGTCGGCATCTTTCCTCACAAAGGTGAACTCCTCGTGGGTTGAGATCAGGTCCCGGACGAGCGCGCCGAGCCGTGCAGGCTTGGAGTTGAGGCTAACACCCAGTCCCGATGCCGTGCTGCCGTCTTGGTGGCCGCGGGCTAGGGCGCGATCTATCTTCTCGTACTCGAACGCTACTGCCCACGCTTCGTCGAGTGAGAATGTGTCAGCCTTGGCTAGCGTGTTGATGCGCCTCCGGAGCTTGGAGCGCCTCTTGTCCATGAGCCTCACGGCGTCGGCGTGCTTCGTCCACCCCATCAGTCGTAGTCCACTTTGCCCTTGGAGTCGCCGTCACCGAATGGGTTAGGCAGCCCGAGCCTCTTGGACTGGAACTTGTGGTCTGGGATCTTGAAGAGCCGCTCCGCGAAGTCGTAGGCCTTCATGCGGTCCTTGAGCTTCTCCCGCATGTCTTCGGACAGCGGCTTCCAGTCCGCGATCTTGAGTTGAGATTCGGTGCCCTCACCCTCACGGCCGAGGTGGAGGACGACGTCCCAGAGTTCGAGCGCCGAGGGCTTGTTGCAGGAGTCGCACTCGTAGATCTCCTCGGGGATGTCCTTCTCCCTGCAGTTCGGGCACTTGGCATCCTTGGTCCGAAGGACCTTGATCTCGGCCTTGTCCGCGGGGTCGTCCTCGAGGTCACGGATGATCTCACCGCAGCTCTCGCACTGGAACCCAGCGAGCTCGAGTTCACCTCCGCACTTGCAGTGCTTGGACAACACCGTCTTCGAGTGCAGGAGCAGGGAGTTGATGAAGCGCTTCCCCATCTGCCAGTACACTCGGCGACCGTAGATCTTCTTTGCCCCGCTGTTGCAGTGCTTGCAGCGCTTGCCGTCGCACCGGACCCAGTCCTTGTAGGCCTTCCCGTCGTCATCGGTTCGGTCTGAGTCCACGAGGTGGAAGTTGCCCATCAACACGCCGTTGAACACGTGCATGAGCCGCTTCGACAACCCGCCGACACCGTCGTTGACGTGGTAGCAGGGGACGCAGTCCGCGTCGCCTACTTCGATCTCCATGGTGCCGTCGCCTTGGGCCTCGAGCTTCAGCCCGGCAGAGCACGTGCAGCCTCGGCCTTTGCCCGAGGTCTTGAAGTAGTGCTCGCCGCCCATGTAGTACTGTCGCTCCATGTTCATGATGTCGCCGTCCTTGTTCACGACGACGGGCATCGAGTACTCGCCGGGGAACAGGATGACGCTCTCAGGATCCTCGTCCTCGGACAGCTTCGGGGGCGCCCACCGGTCGCCGAAGCTGGCACCGCCGGGCTTCCGGGAGCTCTTCGTCGTGTGCCCGAGACCTCGAGCGAGCTTCTGCTTCTTCAGGAACTTCTTGTACGGATTCTTGTCCTTACCCATAGCCACCTCTCTGCGCCACCTATGACGCGGTGTACGGCCCTGCAACTGAGATCGTCTGGTTGGATGCTGGGGTCTGCCCAGTCCGGGTACTCCACTACATGAACTTCAGGGTTGGTCTTTGCCAGGTTGCTGGCGATTCTCTTCGTCCCTTCGATGCCTGCCTGGTTGTTGTCCAGGAAGATCACGATTGGATTACCGACCATCCTGAGGATGTTGGCTTGGATTTTGGACATCGACGATCCCATGAGGGCGACCGTCATTACGTACCCGCATTGGACCAGCCATAGGCCGGCCTTGTACCCCTCGACTAGGATCAGGGGCTCGTCTTCGGGCGCGTCTAGCACCAGTGGTATGGCAACGTGCCCGTTCCACAGGTACCTGCTCTTCTTCAGGTCGTACTTCGGGAAGTCGTCGTCAAAGTTCTCGCCGTACTCCCCTGTCTTCCAGGAGCCGTCGCTTAGCCTGTAGCCGCGCTTGTAGACCTTGTACCTGGGGTCCTCCCCGGACTCTGATCTGCCGCTGACCCCGACGAGGTTCCCGTAAAGGTCCCGTATCGGGTAGATGATCCGCTCCCTTGCTGCGTCGTAGCCTATGTCGTAGGTTTGGAGCAGGGGCTTTGCGAATCCAGCGTCGAGCAGGTTGACGGGGCAGTAGTCGTATGGGCCAAGGATCGACTCTGGTAGGATGTGCTCGCCAAGGAACTGGTCCCTTCGGAACTGAATCTTCTCTTGGAGCTCGAGCTTTCTGGCGTACCGCTCGATGTCTTCTTGGACTGGCTCAGTGGTTGTCTTGATCTGCCCCGGGGTGAGGCCGACCAACCGAAGGAACTTCTTTAGGTGTCCGCCACCGCACCCGCCGTAGCAGATCCAGAGACCATTCTGGGTGTTGACGGCGAAGCTGCGACCCTTCCGGTCTTCGTGGAACGGGCAGAATGCTGTCGCATTGCTCGAGCCGCTTTGCTTCATCCCCCGCAGGAACGGCTCTACTATCTCCCAGATCGGCCCGCGCTCGTTCACTTCTTGCGCCTTTTGCTAGCGAGTTTGCTAACGGCGGATTGGTCCGACCTTCGTTCTTGGGCCGTCCGCGGTTGTTCGTCTTTGTTCTGCTGCTTCTTGGCTTCCCTCTTGATCTTTATCGCGGTGGGCGAGGGCGGGGTTTCGTCTTCGGGGGTTGTCCTCATCCACCCGTCGAATTTGAACCTCGTGTACGGTTTCACCTTTAGGTAGAATCCGTCGGCCTCGATCTCTCGTGCCGCTGCGATGACTACCGTCAGCTTGGTACCGTAGCCGTCTTTCGCCCCCTTTACGATGCGCATACCGAGGTCGGCCTCTTGGCCCGTGGCGTCAGCATACGAAGCGTCGGACATCCCTTCGGCTAGCGCCTTGTTCTCGGAGCTGCGGTTGGCTTGGGACAGACCTATCACCGGTACTTGGAGCTGCTGTGCCAGGTGCTTGAGGTCCTGTGCGATGGCGGCTTGAACCTTCCAGTCGTAGTCGTTCTTCCCGGACCTGTCGTCGCGGAGTCTGTAGTACGAGTCCACGAGGATTATGTCCGGATCGAATTCCTCGGCCTTGGCTCTGATGTGGCTGACGCCACCGATGCGGTTGTCGTCACCCTTGTCGGAGGTGACGAGTAGAGATCGGCTTCGTTCTCCGTCGCGTTCTCGTTGCTTCTCTAGTTCTACATTCAGCAACAGGGAGCGAACATACTGCTCGTCGCGCTGACCTAGTTCGCCATTCTTGAACGCTTTGTAGTCGATGGGCTGGCCCGACACGTAGCACAGTGCCGGTATCATCCGCTTCATGATCTGCGGCGGACTCATCTCCGCGGAGTAGAACATCACTCTGCGGTTTGACTCGATGTAGGCGTGAGCTGCGATCAGAATACCGACGAATGTCTTCATCGATTTCATGCGGCCGTAGATCACGATGAACTCTTCGGGGAGCATGCCTTGCGTCTCTTCGGTGAACTCGTCCCAGGGCCAGGGTATCCCCATGACGCCTTCGGCGTTCTTCCGGAGCTCGTACTCACGCATGCTCTCGTTGCCGTACTCAGCCAAGTAGATGTCCCGAGACGTGGCAGTCATGCCCTGGATGCTCAGCACCCCGGAGCGGAGTCGATCCAGCGCTTTGTAGGGGTCGTCCTGTATCTCGAGTGGGACGTCTTCGATGACGTCTACCAAGGCTCGAGCCACGGCTGCTTGACGTACTTCCTCACATAGCTCTTCCAGAGTCTCTTTTCCGTGCTTGAGATCCTTGAAGTTGCTGAAGCGGGTCGACATCCACCGACGCTTCGGTACCTGTCCTGGATGCTTCGGGCTGTGGTAGTACTTCCAGATCGATACGAACATGGACCGTGCCATCGTCACGGAGAACAGCTCTGGCTTCATCTTGGCCTTGAGCACGGTCCGGAAGTCACCTTCCTTGATGATCTTTGATATTAGACGGTCCTCGATGTGTACTGCCATCGCTACTCCTTTCCGGGTTTCATACTCTCGATGTTACCCTTTGGCAGTACACTGGGTTCGCTGCAACCGTCTTTGAGGACAGCGACATTGTACTTGTCGATCCACTTCAGAGTGCCGTGGTACTCTCGGCCGCTATTCATGATGACCGTGAATGGCTCGCCTACCCAGGCCTTCATCTCAGCGGCGGAGTTGTCCTTGATGTGTAGTAGATCGGAGAGTTCACGCAGCTTCCTGCCGTGCTCTCCTTGTACCCGCTCGATGTCTGAGATTCGTTTCCGGACGTCTGGCTTACCACGCCCGGGGGCACCACGACGATCACGCTCTCCCATTTGCGCGCCACCTCCATCCCATACTCAGAGTACCAAGCCGAGGATCCCCGTCAATCGCTAGGGATTGGGGTTGACTCCCGGCCCGGTACTAGATGTAGGGCTACGCCGCCTTGAGCGTGTTGTAGACGTATTGACCGCCGATGATCTCTAGCTCGTGCTGGCGATCTGGGTTGTCTCGGAGCGACATGCCGAGTCGAGTGATGGCTTGCAGCACGCCAAGAGCGGTCGGGGTCTCCTCGTACGTGTAGGCGTTGGCCGCAGCTTCCTGGACGCGCTGTGGCTGGCCTTGTCGGGCCAGGAAGTTCCGGAGCTCCCCTTGGGGGTCGGGGACCTTGATGCGCGCGAGCTTGGTGTTGTCCGCGGTGATGGACTGTCGCATGCCGGGCAGCTTGCGGAACGTGTCCTTGATCAAGTTGTCGAGGACGGCTTCGTCGATGCCGCGGTGCTTACGTTTCATGAGACGCTCGCCGGCGATGAGCTGCATGACCCCGTTCACGCAGACCAGCCTCATCAAGTAACCGTCGCCGGTGAGGGAGTACGCGCCGACCTGGGAGTTGCGGAGCCGAATCCCGAAGAAGCCGATGTCCCGGCCCGGGGAACCGTGCGGCCCCGTGACGTGGCTGAAGGCGGTGGCCGGGAGTTTGCGCTGAGACAGATCGATGGGGTCTTTGTACACGAGACAGAAGTGCGATCCGTTGTCCCGCATGTCTGCCTTGCTGAACCCCATTCCTTGGTCCAGCTTTGCTGCTCCGACGTTGACCTGGATGCGCTCTAGGAGCTTGGCGTCGGGTACTGGGGAGTACTTGGTACCTACGAGTCCGCGAAGGATGCCGTCGGACCCGGCCTCCCTGTTGAGGTGTTGTCGCGCCACGATTTGAACCACGGGCGCCCCGCCCTGGGCTCGGAGATGGTCTCGGATAGCACGGTTGATCTTCTCGGGGTCTTGGTCCTTGAAGAACTTGCTGAATCTCACCCCGATCAGGTTCCCGAGTTGTCGCTCCGCCCAGCTCGTGGTGCGAAGCAGTCCGAATCCAGGCACCTTGACGGTGCCGGCGTCGGTGAACAGCAGCTTGTTGAGGCTGACGCACTGTGGGCCTAGGCTGCTACCTGCTGGTATGCCTCGGCTCTTCGGGCTCGTGAACTGTGGCGTGATCGCGAGCTTCTCGAGGTACTCGACCTCCTCGAGAACCGTGTTATAGCTGCGGAGTCCCTTCACCTTCGGCAGTTCCCAGTCCGGCCGGAAAGATCCCTGTGGGCTTCCGGTCTTCTCCTGGGGCTGTCGCTTCGTCAGTTCTGCTACGTTGACCGTCATCTGGTACCTCGAAATGCACCGAGAGTAGCTTACCCTCGATGGCTTCGCGGAGCTCCGTCAGCAAGCTGTTGACTCGCTCCGGCCATGGGCCAAGAAATTCGGCCCTCCCATGTGCGTTCCCGTCTCCGTCCATCAGGGCGGAGGTGACTTTGATTGTGTGCTCTCCGGGCTGCCCGAAGTTGGCTTCGATTTTGATGGCCTCTACGGCCACGATTCGTGATGGTGCGTCCGTCCTCATGAGTTGATCTCCTTGAGCTTTTCAGCAGCGCCCTCGAGGAACTTGTACATGTCGTCGAGGTCCTCGTCGAGTACCCCGAGGGCGAGGTTCCGGCCGATTATGGCTGCCTGCTTGATCGTCTTCTTGTCTTGGTTGCAGGTCAGGTTGACACTCATGTGAGACGATGTCGTGGCTTCCGAGTACGGCAGACCGAGGCGGAACGTGAAGCTGCGCCCTACTGTTGCCCCGCCGTCACCCCAGAAACCCTCACTGTCGATCTTGACGACCTTGTTCGATTCACGTACGCGCTTCGGCATCTCGCCCTTCCTCTGCGTTTCCAGATAGTGGTGCAGGACCGCCTTCATGGCATCACGATCTCATCGGGCATGCCGCTCAAGCGGATCACTGTCCTGCTCCCGGTGATGGCTCGTTTCTCTTGCCGCTTGCTGATGTCACCTTCTTCGACGAGTTGATCGAAGACGGGGCGGACCACCGTCTTCTTGATCTTGATGACTTCCTCCACGAGTTCCGGGCTGTCGATGAGGATCTTCTCGATGTATTCGACGTCGAACTCCGGAGTCTTGCTGCGCGTGACCGTAACCGGTCCGATACCGGCTTCGGCCTCTCGACATGCTACGTCGAGGCGCTTCCGTTTCATGTTGACCTTATCAGTCAACTCGTAGACTTGATCGAATATCTTGTGGTGCTTCGTGACGAGGGCGTTGAGCGCGTCCTTCGCCTTCTTGTACTGAGTGTACGCCGACTTGACTCGGCGTGTGTCGTCGCTCATCGCTGCTCCCTTTCTGGGGGTTCAATCCCCAGGTACGCCTTCCTTGCCGTGTCCAGCATCTCAACAGCCATATTCAGGTCGTCGAACATCCGTTCCCAGATCGACCCCGGCTTCTTCTTCTCTTGTGGATTACGGCGCAGGTATGATGGGTGGTATGTAGCGAGGACCGGGTACACCACTTGCGTGTCCCCTCCTGGGATCACGAACTCGTACACGCCGCCGCGAGCTTTCCCGATGGCGGTAGTGTCGCTGACGAGCACCTTGTACGCTGTGACGCCCATTGCCACGATCAGAATTGGGTCGACGGTGTAGATTGACTCCCGGACCCGGTCTATGCAGGCGAGGTACTCTGGCTTGTTTGGCGGCCTGTCCTTCTTCGTGCCGTCATCTTGCTCGATGAATGCCCGGCATGCCACGATGTTGTTGACGAAGATCTCGTCCCGGCTCAGGCCGACACCCTCGATGAGGTCGTCGAACAGCTCCCCGGCCGGCCCTATGAGGGGGCGGCCTTGTCGGTCCTCGAGGTCGCCGGGACCCTCACCCACGAACATGATGTCCGCGTTGGTGTTGCCGTAACCGACGACGACATGGTTCCGGGTGTTGTGAAGGCCGCACCGTTGGCATCCGTACCAGAGCTTCTCACACTCTAGGCGGAGCTTCTCGGTCATGGCAGCCCGTCTGTTGATGAGCGGTGGTGCTCGACCATGGAGGGGGCCCGATTCAGGAAGTTCTCGTAGTTCTCCCTCATGTCCTTGCGCCCTTCTTCGTCGATGTCGTGCTCGCTGTGAAGGAAGTCGCACACCTCGATGCGGATGCTGTTCATTGGTCTCGTCGCGAAGTCGAGGGCGTGGATCTGTACGAGCTTGGCTGCGCGTACTGTACCCTCGAGAGCCCCTTGCACGGTACCGCGCTGTACCGTGACCACACCCACGCTGTCGAGCTCGAACGGCACGACTGGCAGTGCGCTCGTCATTGTGGGCGGGCTGTCCCAGCTCCCGATGATGCGGAGCGCGCCGCACTGAGCCACGATGAGCATCCCCTCGATCTTCTTCCTCTCCTTCTTCTCTGTCATGACCTCACCCTTACTCTGAATCCTTGTTCCATGAAGTACTTCTCCATCTTCCGAGCCATTGCTTCCATCATCTGAATCAGTCTGTGCCGTATCACTACGACGTGGGCGTTCTTCTTGCCCTCCATGATCCTTTGGATGCGGCCCGTGGTCTGCTGCAGGAGACCAGGCTTCGAGAACTCCGTCAACAGAAACAACGTGTCGAGTGGTCGATCATTCAGAGCCTCGGACGCGAGCTTCGTCGTCCCGAAGCAGAGCATGTTGTCGACCAAGGCGCTCTTCCTGGCGTCACCCTTCACGTCTTGCGTGATGAGCCCGCTCCCTGGGAACCGTGCGTGTATCGCCCGGAGGTGGTCGACGCTCGAGCTCAATGCCAGTATCTTTCTCCCAGCGTCGAGGGCTGTGCCGAGATGGCGCTCCTCGAAGTCTAGCTCTACGGGTAGCTGCCCGACGTAGGCCGCTGTCTTGATGTGGTGCATGTGTCCGGATACGTCGAAGCACTGCCGACGAACCTCTGAGTCCTTGGTGTTGATCGTGGTGGGAGACACCATGAACGTGATGACGGGCACCAGGTCCTGATCCAGGTTGGCGTGGAACACGTCCCCGAGGTGCCAGAGGAACGCCATCTCGGAGCCGTCGCCACGTTCGACCGTTGCTGTGGCGCCGAACCTATTCCCGGTGAAGACGTCCGCGGTCCTACAGAACATGGGAGCTGACAGGTGGTGGACCTCATCCCAGATCACGTTTCCGAAGTAGTGCCTCATCTCCGGTGGGATGCTGTCTGCATGTCGAGCTAATGTTCTGATCATCCCAAACACGATGTCTTGCTTCCAGTCCCATTTCGTTGGGTCACCTTGTATCCAGCCAAGTCCTTGGACCTTGAGCTTCGGTGGGTCGTCACCGGAGCCTAAGATTTCGTCGCGCCACTGGTGAAGTATCTCCTCCTGGTGAGCTATCACCAGGGTCGGAGTGTTCCAGTGTGCGATGGCGTGCAGCATGAGCACCGTCTTCCCGGCCCCGCAGGCCAGGTTCAGGATTCCGCCTTTGGCCGAAACCATGTCGCGGAACGCATCACGCTGCGTTGACTTGGTTGGATCGTTGTGATCCAGCGATATGAGACTCTTGATGTTGGCCCGCTTGAACCTGGGCCGTAGGTCTACTACCTGTGTCGGTGCGTCTTTCAGAGCAATGAGCTTTCTTGGGACGCCGAGATGGTGTGGCGCGTCTCGCCACAAGCGGAGGGGCTCGTCACCCCCCATGTCCAGCTCGAGGCTGGACTTCATTGCCCGAGCAGCGATCCTAGACTTCGGCAGCCATAGTGAGCTGTCGATGTACGTTAGGTCTGGATCGAGCCTGGGTATGCTATACTCACGGATCTTCGTCATTGTCAGAGTGGTCGGAGAATTCTATTGGGCGTTGCCTCTCGTCCTCGCACCAGAGGCTGGCCTCGACCCCGCTTCTGGACCCGAGCCCGAACAGCAGGTTCCGTAGAAATCTGTGCCATGGGTTCTCCCCGCGCATCCTTGGCACGGCCCTCACGTCGATGGGCGCGCCTAGGACTGAGACATGATCCTCTACATCTTTCTTCCTGGGTTTCATGCCGCGGGAGCCAGTTCCGTGACGTCGATTCCTCTTGCAGACGTCGCGGCAGTCGAACTCGAGGTCGCACTCATCGCACTCGTCGTCCCCATTCCTCCATGCTCTCCCGTAGCACACTGGGTAATCATCATCAGCCAACTTCTCACCTCCTGTGTTTTAGCAGCTCTCTTGTAACACTGTTCTAGTGGTCTTTGCCTTGTCGTTTCGTGGTGGTATTCTTGAGCTTGACTGTCTATGATGTTGGCAGACGGAGAGGTCCATGATCAAGACTGCTGGTGTGGTCCTAGACTTTTATGACGACCAAGGTGCGGCGCTCAAGGCCAAGCTCGCGGGTCGAGACGTGCCAGCGACCCTTGCGGACGCCGAGGTACTCGACGCCGAGAAGCTGGCCGCGCTGCCGGACAACGCCTTCGCTGCCGTCATCATCAACGGGGACGCCAAGCTACGCAAGTATGCCTGCGTCGACAAGGGGAACACAGCAGCCAGTGCGATCTACTTCCTCGAGAACAAGAGCAAGCTGCCTGGGGAGGCGCGAATCAAGATCGCTGCCAACCTCGTGTCGGCCTGTCGCTTCTACGACATGGTGATCCCTCCCGACTTGATGAAGGAGGCTTCGGGCCGCAGCCTCATTCGTGGGGATGGCGCCGAGATCCTGGTTCCGAGGAAGGGTGAGAAGAGAGCCGACCTCTCCGGCACCGCCCTGATGCCCGTCACTGCTGGGCCTCCGAAGAAGAGGGTGAAGACTGCCTCCATCATCGAGGACCCCTACATCGATGTGACTGGCTCGGTCATGGAGCCGGCTCGGGACTACGCTGAGATCGACGACAACCTCTACGCTCTGCACTCCGACGACGGCAACCACAGCTTCCCGCTGGTGTCATGGTCCCAGGTCAAGACCGCAGCTACGTTCTTCGATGAGCAAGGCAAACGAATGCACCCCCGGACCCGCAGAGAGTTCTGCGTGAAGCTCGCGGCCAGGGCTGAGAGTCTGGGCATTGAGGTGGACGATACGGTCCGGAAGTATGGATCGACTACGTTCGCTCCACCAAGTGACATGAAGGTGGCCTTCGAGGCCCGGCGCCAGATGTGGCGTGACACCCATGACGAAGCAGCCTCACTCCTCGACGGGCTCATGGAGAAGAGGTCGGAGCTGGCTCCGAGCATCTTCGCTGAAACCTTGGCGCAGCTCGACATGTATGTTGGTGCGGATCGCCATTGGGGCAAGGACATCCCTGATCCGTGGCTCTCCACCTTCGGCATCGAGAAGGTAGCCCGTTGGCGTTGGGTCAATGGTGCAGACGTTCTTACCGAGGAGCAGCTTGTCGAATTTGGTAGGGGCAACTACTCTGTGTTGTCGGAGCACTTCGGCGATGACGTTGCCAAGGGACTGAAGGACAAGCCAATCCAGGTGTTCGAGTCGATGCCACTTCCAGAGAAGCGGGTCATCGCTCGGATGGCACAACAGCAGGGAGACGGCGGCTCTGCCGCTATAATGTAGCCACTGACACCCGGTCCAAGCTGATCGGGCGGGAGGAAAGAAGAACATGGCCAGCAGATCATTTGGTGATGAGCGGTCGAGGAAGGCTCACCTCGTCGACGGCAAGGGTGGAGTAGCAGGAGAGGTCGACGATCTTCGCGGAGACGTTGACGATGGATTCGAGGCCATGGAGGCGGAGCTCGACGGCGTCGCAGCGCAGCAGCCGGTGCGTATGGCTTCGGATTCGGCGCTCAATGCCTGCACTGCAGCAGGTACCGGAGTTGGGAAGACCCTGACTCAGGACACAGCGGCTGCCGAGACCATCGACGGCGTGACCCCTGTGGTAGGCGACAGGGTCCTGCTCACGGATCAGGTTGCCGGTGAGGACAACGGCATCTACACGATTACCGTCGTCGGTACTGGTGGGGTGGAGCAGGTCCTGACCCGTGCAACGGATGCCGACACCGACGCCAAGGTCAGGGCCGGGATGACCGTCGTCGTGGAGGAGGGTTCCGCCAACGAGCACACCATGTGGATGCTCACGACGGACAACCCCATCGTCCTCGACACTGACTCTCTCACCTTCGGGCAGTTCGCTACCTCTACCCACGCCGCGAGCCACATCACGGGCGGTGGTGACGAGGTCGACGGTGACCACGTCGACATCACTCTCACCCCATCGAACTACACCCCAACCACGAGCCCGGCCGAGGCGTCGGACGTGGACCACCTCGCAGCACACCTCGGCGGAATCGACGACGAGCTGGTCGACGTGGGCCAGTCCGAGGGCAGCACGGCGTACGCACTGCTCGTTCAGAGTGGCCAGGTCACGACCCTCGATCTGCTCGTCATCGGCGCTGACACCTACGAGATCGATGGAACCGGGGGCAACATCAACGTCACCATCGGTGGAACGGCCGAGTTGACGCTTGATGCCATCCTCGCTGCGGCTATCGCAAGCGGCACGGAGGATCTCCTGTGGGCGAAGGAGTCGGGCACTGTGCTGTCGATCCAGGCGGCAGATGCCCCCCAGGGCAGTGTCGTCGCTGGCAGCCCGAGCATCGTGCTCGACACCAGCGGGATGGCTAACTGGGTCGCCGATGTCGGCGACGTGAACATGAACACCCTCGCAGGCAAGGACGCCGGCAAGCAGGTGTTCTGTGCGACCAACCTCACGATCACTGCTGACATGGTCACGGCGACCTCGGTGGTCATGGCATTCCCCTTCACGCCGACTGTCCTCTTGGTCTCGGTGTTCGATTCGTCTGGCGCTCTGAAGATCGCGATGACGGATACCATCGTCATCACTGGCGACACCGTTGTCATCGGCTGCGGCAGCGGTACCGACATCGATACCACGGACGTCGTCCACCTGGTGGCCTACGCCTGATGGCTGCGGGTACTGATCTACTTGACTATCTGAGTAACGAGATCGACTCAGGAGTCATGGTTGGGGCAGGAGGGGAAGAGCCGGTTGAGGACAAGACTGCGTCGGCAGAGGGGGGTACGCCTCCTCTGTCGGTGAAGTCTGCCTTCTCTAGGCGTGACATCCACCCTATCTTGCTGGGTGTTCTCCTGCTGGACAAGTACGGCCCCCAGTGGCTTGGGTGGGAGCCCGAAACACTGTGGCAAGAGATCGAGTCGGACTTCGGTGCTACACCCGGTGTTCACACTCGCAACAAGATCAACGCCCTGAAGACAGCCCATGTCGTGGACTCCCCATGGATAGCGTGGGAGGTGTTCAACGCCGTGGTCCACGCCTTCACGGACAACATCCCGAACTTCCGCGTGCTACATCGACCAACCCCATCGCAGATCGTATCCGCGGTGACGATGATGAACCGGATCAAGAAGAGCCCGTTCTCCGACGAGGTGGGTCGCTACATTGCTGCTTGCTTCTTGGATGACGGGGTCTTCTTCCTCCCCCCTCCGGTCGGGTTCGCTCAGCCCCACGCCGCCATGCCGAGGTACAGGTGTCGGCACTGCGGCAACATCGACTCAGATGATAGCAACGAGGTCTGCGACTCCTGCGGGGCTCCAGCTTCGATGCTTGAGAAGTACCTGGGTCATGATCCAGAATCTGTGTCGAAGCGGTATGCTCAGGTAATGAAGGATGGCGACGAGCGGGACTACTACCTCGTGGAGAACATGGTCGATGTTCAGGTCGCCAAGTTGGTCGGTGCAGACATGATCAACAAGACCTACGAGCAGAAGCTCAAGGACCAGAGCGGAGCCCTGAAACATGGATGAGTACGGATTGGTCATGGCTCAGGCCGCCGTCGACGAGATGGCTAAGGAGGCTTTCCTCCCAACTGCGGTCGGCCGCATGGTGTCACGAGGCGTAGGGCTTCTTCGTCCTGCCATAACCCGCGGTGCAACAGAGGCAGCAGAGGCAGGCGGCAAGGCTGTCAGCGGTGGGTGGCCTACTCGTGAGAGCCTTGCGCGTTGGGCTGCCACGCCACGTGGTGCTGAGGCCCTCGAGAGGGGCGTGGGTCGTGCTGCCAGTGTGGGAGGGGGCTCTGCCCTAGGAGCGGGCGTAGGAGCAGCCACAGCGGAGGAGGGGCAGCGTCTTCGAGGTGCTGCAGGTGGTGCCCTACTCGGCGCCGGCGCCGGCTTGGCTGTTGGCCAGGTCGCGACGCGGGCAGCTCGGTCGCAGCTCCAGAGATTTGGGCAGCGCCAGCTGCATGGCATGACTGGGTACATGCCTGGGCATGGCGTCGCTGGATCCGGTGCCAAGGGCACGAAGTGGTACCAGGCCGGGAAAGCTGGGAAGGGTAAGAAGCTCACCTCAGCTGAACGATCTGCGTCCTTCGAGAAGATGAGGATGGATGTCGGAGGTCCGTCACTTGCCGAGGCAAAGAAGGAGCTCGCGGAACGCGCCACCAAGGGGGAGTTCGGCAAGCCGGGGAAGCTCCAGGACGCACGGCTCGCAGTCAAGGCTAGGTTGATGTCGGGCCGCTCAGAGTCCGCTCGTCAGGGGATAACTTCTATCCCAGGATTCGTGAAGGGCTTGGCCCCAGACAGAATCAAGCAGACGCTGACGACTGGTACGGCGGGTGGTGGGGTCCTCGGGGGCGGCGCCATGCTTGCAGTGACGGGGGCGCAGGCGCCTCATGCTCTGGCCAAAGCGCAGGGCGACAAGCGGCCGGAGAATGTTGGTCGCCTCATCGGTGAAGGGATCGGTTATACTGCAGGTGCCCCAATCCCCATCGCGGGTAACCTTGCCCTTGGATCGTTGATGGGCCGTGTTGGTGGCGCTATCGGTAAGGGCGTGGGCAAAGTGACCAGGTTGGGAAGGCGGGAGACACGTAATGTTCCAGTACAGTGAGGGACCGTACTCCCGCTTCAGTCGTACACAGAGCCGCATCGTTGGATCAGCGGCCCCTCAGGGCGTATCGTACCCGTCCCCGTTCTTCGACATAGCTCATACGTACCTACCGGACACCGTCAAGCAGATGTTCAAGTGGTGTAGGTACTACTACCTCACGAACCCGGTGATCGCTGCGACCGTCAACAAGATGTCGGAGTACCCTGTCACAGACGTAGTGATCGACGAGGAGAATGAGGGGCTGGCTCGTCATTGGGAGGAGTTCCTCGAGGATACGATTCGGTTGCGGTCCTTCCTTGTGGACATGGGGCTGTACTACTTCAACTACGGGAATGCCATCGTCTCGATCTCCTATCCCTTCATCAAGTTCCTGAAGTGTGCTTACTGCAACCATCGTGTGCCGGCGAAGGACACGCAGTACCGGTTCCATGGGTACCGCTTCGTGATGCACTGCCCCAAGTGTGGGAGCAACGGGGAGGCGGTGGCCAAGGACGTATACGTCAAGTCGCCACGACAGATCCGCCTCATCATCTGGAACCCTGAGGACATCAACATCGTCCACAACGACATCACGGGAGAGGACACCTACTTCTACGACCCGCCTCGAACGATCCGCAACGACATCATGTTGGGCAAGCCGCACATCGTGCAGAGCATGCCGCAGCTCATCATCGATGCGATCCGTTTGAACAAGGCCGTGAAGTTGAACCCGGACAACATCTACCACTCCCGGAGGCCTAGCCTACTGACTGGCGTCAAGGACTCTGGCCACGGTATCCCGCTGACGCTCCCGGTCTTGAAGGACACGTTCTACCTCCAGCTCCTGAAGAAGGCCAACGAAACCATCGCCATGGAGAGGGTCTACCCCTTGTCGGTGGTGTTCCCGCAGGCGGGGTCCAGCACATCGGACCCGTACTCGACGATCTCTCTGACGAAGTGGCGTGACCAAATTCAAGGAGAGATTGCGCGATGGCGTAGCGACCGAGCATACATCCCGATCCTCCCCATACCGATGGGGCACCAAGTCATTGGTGGTGACGGTCGCGCCTTGATGCTGACCAACGAGATCAAGATTTGGAGCGACCAGATCATCGCGGGTATGGGCGTGCCGAACGAGTTCGTGTACGGCGGTCTCCAGTACTCGGGGTCGAACGTCAGCCTCAGGATGTTGGAGAACCACTTCCTTCGTTACATCTCGGACCTTCGCAGGTTCGTCCGTAACTTCCTGATCAAGAACGTGGCGGCGTACCTAGGGTGGCCCGTGGTAGAGGCCAGGTTCAAGCCGTTCAAGATGGCCGATGACCTACAGCGCAAGGCCCTGATGTTCCAGTTCAACACGGCTGGAAAGATCTCGGACACGACGTTGCTCTCCGACTCCGACCTCGACCCGAAGAAGGAAAACGAGCTCATGGAGATGGAGACAAGCGCGCGGCTGCAGGCAGTCAAGAAGCAGCAGCTAGCGCAGGCCGACATCCAAGGCGCGGCGCAGGTCGCCATGGCTAAGTACCAGGCCAGGGCGCAGAGGGTCATGCAAGAGGAGATGGCACAGGCCCAGCAGGGTGCCCAGGATGCTGCTCCCGGGGAGGCTCGTGAGGGCATGATGGGTGCTGGTGCTAGCGCCATGCCTCAGCAAGCTATGGGGGCACAGCCCCAACAGGTGCCTCCCCAGCAGCAGGCGCCTCAGCAGGCGCCTCAGCAGGCGCCCCAGCAGCAGCAGCAACAGCCGCTGCCCCAAGGCGGGGGCGCGTCTCAGGAACAAGTGACGATGATGGCGCAGCAAGTGCTGCAGATGCCGGACGACATGAGGTACCTGGCCTACCAGCAGATAGCCCAGACCGATCCTCAACTCGCTTCTGCTGTGGAGCAGGCCGTCAAGCAGATGTCCGGTGGCGGTGGTGGGGGCGGGTCTGCAGGGAAGCCCCTGCCGGAGCAGCTTCCGCCACGGCGAGATGCTTCCTCCGCGATCATCTAAAAAGAGAGGGGGCCTTGTGGAGCCCCCTCCCTGTCGACGGTTGGCCTACAACCGCCCTCTCCGCCATTCGCTCATGACCCTCATGGTCTCGACAAGCGCGCCGAAACTGAAAGCCAAGAGACAAAGGCGGAAGATTCAATCCTCCTCAGTCGGGTCGGTTGCGTCCTCGAGAGAATCAGCCCAGTCCTCCACTGGATCGGAGAACTCTTCTTCCTCCATGTTCCCTCCTAATGTTCGGTGGTTCCTGTCACTGTTCTTGTACCCAGAATTGACCTCTGACTGTGGGGTCGTTTACAGTAGCTATACGAGGTACAGCGATGCCAAGTCTCGACCCACGAGAGAGTCAGGCGGCTCTCAAAGAAGGGGTCCTCGAGGCAATCAAGGGCAGCTTCCCCTACGTAGGGTCAAAGCATACTCTCCGTCTCGATGATCTGGAGCTGAAGAACGAGAAGGACATCGCGGATGTCCGCGGGCAGAAGGCCGCCAAGATGAAAGGGCGGACCTTTGGTGCTGACATCAAGGCCAAGCTGTCGCTAGTCGACAACGAGACTGGCGATGTCATCGACCGCAGCACGAGGAAGATCGCTACCCTCCCTGAGATGACGAGGAGGTTCTCCCATATCCTTTCTGGCTCGGAGTACCAGGTCGACAACCTCTGGCTCTTGAAGCCCGGCGTGTACACCAGGGTCAAGCAGAATGGAGAGCTTGAGTCTCAGATCAACGTCAAGGGCGGTGGCTTCCACGTCAAGTTCGATCCCAAGAACCGTCGGTTCAACATTCGCCATGGTGGTGCAGCGCCGCCGCTGTACCCTGTGATGAAGGCGCTGGGCATAGACGACGACACGTTGGAACGCACCTGGGGCAAGGACATCCTCGCTGCCAACAAATCGAGTAAGAAGGACGTCGAGACTAAGGCCGTGACGTTCGCCAACAGGCTCCGCCCTCCTGGTCGCCCAGTCGCAGACTACGCAGAGGCACAGGAAGTGATCCAGTCCACCTTTGCTCAGTCGGAGGTGCGACCCGAGGTGATGAAGCGGACCCTCGGCAAGGCGGACACCAACATCACGCCGGATGTCATGCTCCGGACCTCTGGGCGCTTGCTGGGCGTAGCACGCGGCGAGAAGCCCGATGACCGTGATGCCCTGATGTTCAAGGACCTCAAGGGGACTGAGGACTTCGTAGCGGATCGCATTACAGACCACGGCAAGGTCATCGATAGGAAGATCCGCAACAACCTCGACCGACGTGAGAAGATTGGTGACATCCTAGGACCAGACATATTCAACCGACCGATTCGTACCTTCTTCTCGAAGTCGTCCTTGGCAAACACCGCGGAGCAGACCAACCCCTTGTCCATGATCTCGGCGCACCAGAAGACGACTATCATGGGTGATGAAGGTGGCGTGAAGTCGGCACACCGCATCATCGAGGAGGCGAAGCTCGTAAACCCAAGCCACTTTGGGTTCTTGGACCCGCTCCACACCCCGGAGTCAGAAAAGACGGGTGTTACTCTCCACACGGCCCTTGGTGCCAAGAAAAGTGGCAAGCAGATTACGATCCCACTCTACAACTTGAGGACTGGGAAGACTGAACGAGTCGATCCGTCAATGGCGTTTGACTCCGTGGTTGTGATGCCCGATCAAGTGGAGTGGAAGGGCGGCGAGCCCAAGCCCAAGGCGACAAATGTGAAGGCGTCGTTGCGCGGCAACGATGTAGGAAACACGGGGTTCAAGGACGCGGACTACGTGATGCCGGCCTCGAGCCAGGTCTTCTCATTGGCCATGAACATGGTCCCGTTCTTGGGCAACAACTCCCAGAACCGAGCAACGATGTCGGGGCGTCACCAGGAACAGGCCGTGGCGCTGAAGCATCGTGAGAAGCCAATGGTCCAGTCCGTCGCTGGCAAGGGCAAGACCTTCGACGATTTGGTGGGGTCGTTCACTGCGCAGACGGCCCCTGTCACTGGTAAGGTAGTTAGGATCAAAGCGGATGGCATCGTTATTGAGTCCAAGGATGGGAAGGTCCACGACATCCCGATCTATGACAACTATCCGCTGAATGACAAGAAGGGGGTCCTTGATTCGGTCCCGGTCGTGAAGGTGGGCCAGACCGTGAAGAGTGGCGACCTGATCTCAGACACCTCGTTCACGAGGGATGGAGTCTACGCACCCGGTGTGAACCTTCGTGTTGGGTACGTGCCAGCCCGCGGCTACAACGTAGAGGATGGCATTGTGATCTCTGAGTCGGCAGCGAAGAAGCTGACGTCGGAGCACATGTACAAGAAGAAGCTGTCCACGCGGGAGGGGCAGCTCATGGGCCTGGCCAAGTACCAAGCCCACTATCCCGATAGAGTAACTGTTGTACAGGGCAAGAAGCTCGACAAGGATGGCGTCATACGTGTTGGTCAGACCCTGCTACCGGGCGACACTCTGGCGGCCGCGCTGGCTCCGCGTATCATCTCCAAGGATGAGCCGGACCTGGCGTTGATCCACAAGAGCCTTGTGAATCCCTACAAGGACAAGGCTTTGGTTTGGGAGGAGACTGCCCCTGGCAAGGTCGTGGCTGTGACGAAGCGCGGCAAGGGCGTCGAGATACACGTTCGTACTGAGGAGCCCGCTGTCATTGGTGACAAGATCGTAAGCCGCCACGCCAACAAGGGCATCATCACGAAGATAGCGCCAGACGTAGAGATGCCGAGGATAGAGGACGGCCGACCCCTCGAGGTCATTCACAACCCCCTCGGCGTGCCGAGTCGTATGAACATTGGACAGGTCCTGGAGACGGCGGCCTCCAAGATAGCAGAGAAGACTGGTGAGACCTTCAAGGTCAAGAACTTCGAGCTGGCCGACGCCCGTAGCGCAGTGGCTGACGAGTTGAAGCAGCACGGCCTCAGCGACAAGGAGAAGCTCTACGATCCTAAGACGGGCAAGCACACGCTCCCTGTCCTGGTCGGCAATCAGTACACGTTGAAGCTCCACCATCAGGTGGAGGACAAGATGAGTGTCCGGAGCCGAGACTCGTACGACCGGAACCTGGTTCCCAAGGGCGGTGGTCCCCATGGCGGCAAGGCGATTGGAGCTCTGGAGCTCTATGGTCTTCTGGCTCATGGTGCGAAGCACAACATCCGAGAGATGGCGACCTACAAGTCGGACAAGGCTCAGGGTGGAGACAACGACGAGCTGTGGGGTGCCCTGCAGAGTGGCGAAGCACTGCCACCACCGAGACCGACCTTCGCGTACAAGAAGCTGTTGTCCTACCTCAAGGCCTTGGGCGTAAACACGGAGAAGGACGGCAACTCTCTGGTGCTGTCCCCGCTCACGGATGAGCAGACCCTTGCCATGTCGAACGGCGAGATCAAGGACGGCGGACGCATGGTGAAGATGCGGACCCTGGAACCGGAAAAGAATGGGTTGTTCGATCCGAAGGTTACAGGAGGTGATGGTGGTACGAAATGGTCGCACATCACGCTCAAGGAGGCGATGCCAAATCCGATCTTCGAGCGGGCAATCATGTCGGTATCGGGCATCCGAAAGCCGCAGTACGACAGGATCGTGGCAGGCCAAGAGGGCGTCACTCCGAACGGTAGTATCGTGGGCCCTGGGACTCGCGGAGCTATGTATGGTCCGAGTGCCGTGGGCCGCCTTCTCGGCAACGTCAAAGTTGATTCTGAGCTGGCCAAGGAAGAGGCGCGGGTAGGCAACCTCAAAGATCAGGTCTTGAACGAGACCAACAAGAAGATCAAGTACCTACGCGCCCTGAAGAAGGCGAAGACCCATCCAACAGAAGTCTACATGATGAAGCACGTCCCGGTGCTGCCGCCGGTGATGCGGCCGCTCTCTGTCATGGACGACGGATCGGTTCAGTTCGACGACGTCAATCACCTCTACAAGCAGATGGCCTTGACGAACCAGAAGCTGGGGTCAATGCACAGGCTCGCTCCAGACGAGGAGAGGGCACCGCTTCGGGCGGAGTTGTACGATGAGCTCAAGGCCATCGCTGGGCTTGGTGGGAGCTTGAACAGAACCTACCCCGGTATCTTGGACGTCATTGCTGGGGCCAAACCGAAGATGGGGTTCTTCCAGGACAAGCTCGTGAAGCGGATGCAGGACATGAGCCTGCGCTCCACCATCGTACCGGAGCCGTCATTGTCCTTGGATGAGATCGGCATCCCTCGCAAGGCCGCGATGGAGTTGTACAAGCCCTTTGTGGTGCGGGAGCTGCGGCAGACCTTCAACATGTCTCCGCTCGAGGCGCAAGAGGAGATCAAATCTAGTCGGCCACTAGCAGCCAGGGCGCTGGAGCGCGTGACCGAGGACCGTCCCCTCATCGTGAAGCGCGACCCGGTGCTGCATCGGTATGGTATCCAGGCGTTCAAGCCGCGCCTCATGGAGGGGAAGGCGATCCGCATCCATCCCTTGGTCACCTCTGGATTCAACGCCGACTTCGACGGTGACGCTATGTCGGCCTTCGTTCCGATCTCCAACGAGGCTGTGGAAGAGGCTAGGAAGATGATGCCTAGCAACATCTTGTTTAGCCCGTCATCGGGGAAGGCAGCGTACACTCCGATCAAGGAGATGCAGGTTGGGCTGTTTGGCCTCAGTGAGGTGGGCAAGAAGACCAACAAAAAGTACAAGGGTCACGTCGCTCTAGAGAAGGACGTCGCATCTGGGGAGGTGGGGGTTACCGATGTCGTGTCCGTGGGCGACTCCAAGACCACGGCTGGGCGACTCCGTATTCTTGAGGCTGTCCCTAAAGCGCTCCGAGTCAAGATGCAGGATGGTGCGCTGCTCAATGATCTGGACTACCGCTTTGACAAGAAGGAGCAGAGCAAGCTCTTCAACGCCATGGCGAAGGAGGACCCTAAGGGGTATGCGCAGCACATCGACCTGATGAAGGAGATGGGGAATGAGCACGCCTTCATGTCTGGATTCAGCATCGGCTTGGATGATCTCAAGACAATGACTGCGGCACGTTCCGAGGTCATGCGGAAGGCAGCTAGGAAGACCAAGGGTCTCGACCCGTCTGACGACAAGGACGTGCAGAAGATCGTGGCTGCGTACGAGGACGCACTGCTTGAGCTCGAGGACCGCGGCAAGGAGAAGGCCAAGGGCTTGAAGACCAACCTCGACCGGCTCCAGGTCGCCGCGGGGATCAAGGGCAATGCTTATCGTCAGCTCATAGCGTCGCCGGTTCTGTTCCAGGATGCGCAGGGGCGTGTCGTACCGAATCCCGTCAGCAAGTCCTATGCAGAAGGCCTCGACATCTCGGATTACTGGACGTCGATGTCTGGCGGCCGCAAGGGTATCATTCAGAAAGTGCAGTCCGTGGCAGAGCCCGGCTACCTCAGCAAGCTCATGATGAACTCCACGATGGACCAGCTCGTGCAGGGAGACGACTGCGGTACGCAGCAGGGTGTTGCTCTGTCAACAGACGAGCCGGACGTCGTGGGACGGTACCTTCAGAACGCGGTCAAGATACAAGATGGCGAGCTGAAGCGGGGGACACTGCTCACGCCTCGCCTCGTGTCGGAGATGCGCAACGCCAAAATCAACAAGGTCGTGGTTCGATCTCCGTTGAAGTGTCGGCACGCCAAGGGCGTCTGCCCGTTGTGCTACGGTCTCAATGAGAACGAGCAGCTTCATGACCAGGGCACCAATATCGGGGTCATTGCTGCTCAGGCCTTGGGGGAGCGCGGTGTCCAGCTATCAATGCGTAGGTTCCACAGCGGCGGTGTCCATGATCCAAAGGGTCAGAACCTGGCGGACCAAGGGTTGGAGCGAGCCAAGGAGCTGCTCAACATGCCGCAGACCCTCAAAGGCTCGGCGACCCTGGCCACGGTGAACGGTAGGATCAATTCCATCAAGGAGGACCCCGCCGGTGGTTACGGCGTAGAGGTGGAGGGCAAGCGGCATTACGTCCCGGCTGGCCGATCACTGCTGTCTGGGGTGAAGTCGGGGGCGAAGGTCAAGAAGGGAACTCCGATCACGTCCGGTCCAGTGAACCCCCATGAGATGCTGCCACTCACTGGGCTCAACCCCGTGCAGAACTACCTGGCTGATGAGCTGCACAAGCTCTACGCCCCAGAGGGTATCCGGCGGCGCAACACCGAGGTAGTCGTGAGGGCCATGTCCAACGTCACCAAGGTCGACGATCCAGGCGGTCATCCGGACTTGGTACGCGGGGACTTCGTGAATACTTCTCAGGTTCAGGACTGGAATCGCAACATGCTTCGGGGCAAAGACCCGATCCGCCACAGGCCAATTATGAAGGGCGTCAAGCACATCCCACAGGACGTCATGGAAGACTGGCTAGCCAGACTGAACCATGAGGAGCTAAAATCAACTGTGATAGAGGGCGCTCAGCGCGGGTGGCAGTCGAGCATCCACGGCGACCATCCGATCCCAGGACTAGTCTTCGGTGCTGAGTTTGGCCTCGGCGACAACGTGGGCTATTAGGAGACGACGATGACCGACAAAGAGCTGCAAGAGATCTTGTACGATTCCTTCTTCGACGAGCTGCACAACATCGAGAAGGAGGCCATGAAGAAGGAAGCGATCCTTGGGGCCATCGGGCAGGGTGCCAAAGCACTCACGAAGTTGAAGCCTGCTACGTCTGCGAAGATGCTGCAGTCTGCCTACCGCGGCGGCTCTGCGGCTGCTGCCAAGGGTGGCGCGGGTAGGGTCGGCCAATTCCTGGGCGGCGCGAAGCAAGTACTGAAGAACCCGATGGGGCAAGCTGCAGCTGCGGGCGTGGCTGGCGTAGGGGCCGTTGGCGCGGGTGGTATCGCGGCCGGGTCTGCCCTGGGCGGCCGTAGACGACGGTAGAGCTATGCCTCGTCGACACGAAGAGTCCGTCATAGATGAGGGCCTGAACTCGACTAGCATCGAGGAGGGCCGGATCATCAATGTCAACACGAGACGGTGGACTGTTGACGTCCGTACTCGTGAGACCCAGAGGGTGTTCCAGGACATCCAGTGGTCGTCTCCGTACCTCCACTTCACGGGCGGCGAAGGCATCTTGTTCATGCCTGAGGTGGGCGCCAAGGTGAAGGTGTGCGAGCCCGGAGAGAGCTCCGCCTTCGTGATGTGCTTCGTCGCTTCTCATGAGCGCCCTGCTCGGAGAGCTGAAGCAGGGGAGGACTCCAGCGTCGGGGACAATCCGTCAGACCCAGCCGCAGAAGAGGGCGGCGGTGACGTGACGTACCGTGCCGGCAGGCCTCAGCTTGAGCAAGGCGACATCATGCTCCGCACCAGAGACGGTAACTCGATCTGGTTGCGCCGTGGCGGTGTCCTCGAGATTGGGAGCACCGCTATCTCGAAGCGGCTCTACATCCCGTTGCTCAACTACATCCGGGACATCTGTGAGAACTACTCGCTGTGGACGGCTGGCGGTCAGATGGCCTGGACAGTGGCGCGATCAGATGAGAGCGCTGCTGGTGAGGCAACGGCGGTCCTAACTATTGTGGGCCGCAATGCCGCGCAGGATGAGAAGGCTACGGTAGCTGTCCAAATCGGGCACGTCGATGACACGAAGCGACTGCGCTTGATCATTGCACCGAATGCCATCAACACAGAGACCCTCGAGGTCACGGGCACAGCGGTGTACACCCTGGACATCGATGAAGAGGGCACGATCACTTCCGAGGCGCAGAAGGACCACAACCACAAGGTGGAGGGGGTTCTGGATTGGGAGGTCACTGGCGAAGCAACGTACCGATACCAGGGCGGCCTCACGGAAGAGATCAATGGCGACCAGAATACGACGGTATCGGGCAGCCACACTCTTGATGCGGCGGACTCCACGGAGCGAATCAGCGGCGCCAAGGTCATTCAGGCTGGGTACACCAGCATCGGCGCCGCCGGCGGCACCACCGCTGTGGTGTTAGCAAGTATGGCCATGGTCGGGTACATGGTTGGGCACGTCCATCCTATCGTGGGCTCGTCTACTGGCCCGCCCGAGCCAAAGCTGCCGCCCTCTGCGTTCACGGCCACTAAGCTAGGAGCTTTGTGATGGCTCTTGACCCAGAGGTGTTTGTCGATCTAGCCCTCTCCTACTACCAAGCGGAGATGGAGTCGAAGTTCCCAGAGGTGGTGAAGGGGCGCTCAGTTTCGCAGGAGACCCAAGAAGACGGGTCAACGAAGTACGCAGTGACCGACGACGTCGGTCCTGTTGAGGTCGATCTCGAACAAGTACGACCTATGTTCAGAGCCTTTGGTCGTGCTATCGTAGAGCTTCTGACGGGTCACGCCGAGATCCCTGATGTAGTGGACACCGGCGCAACGACCAAGGTAGGGAGGATAGTATGAGCGAGCCGCTGTTCCTGGAAGAGACAGGACCCGAGAAGGTCGCCATGGAGGCTCGCCTCTCGGACAGTGCTGACACGTGGCCTCAAGAGATCATGCAGGAGGCGTTCAAGCAGCACCCCTATCTGGGTCAGTATGACGTCAGCCCCATGATGAAGGAGGTCGAGGACGAGCGCGGCTTCGCTTTGGGCTGGCTCCGCGTCCGCAACAAGACTGCGCGCCTCGACACGCCAGCAGGTCGTCAGCTTGCAACTGATTCAGGTGTCCGTGAGGTGAAGGTCCCAGTCATCGTCAACGATCAGAGTCTCAAGGATGTGGATGTGTTCCTGGACCCCAGGGGCCGCGCCTTCCCCCTAACGGAGCAGCGTCTGCGCGAGGCCTTGTTCCGCCCCGAGCTCTTCGATGCGACGGGCAAGATGCCGAGGACGAGCCAGCTCCTCGGTGACCAGATGACCCCTCCGGACCGCCGGCGTGGCGGGATCGCTGGAGGTGAGGCCGAGAAGACCTCTGCGGCGAAGCCCGAGTTCCTGATGCAGGCCATCGAGCCCACGCTCATGCAGGCTGACATCGACCGGGTGGAGGACGCTCTCAATGAGGATCAGCTCCTGGCTCGAACCCTCATTACCAAGAAGGCATCGCAGCCCTTCATGCAGCTGCTCGGTGCGGCGACCCCATCCCGTGTCGGCGACGTGTCGAAGGTGATCTACGACATCACAGAACCCGACACGGTGCAGGTGTCCCGTCAAGGGGACGACTACGTCCTGAAGATGGCCCACAGCCAGATGTTCAAGCCCGAGGTCTACGTCGCTGACCGGATCAAGATGGCTGAGGCCGTGGGTGAGGACGTCGTTGCCACAGCAGACCGGACCGGCGTCGCCACCATGTCCACGGACCCCGTCGTGAAGTCGGACCTCGAGGCTGATGAGCACGCCGAGACTGTGGAGCAGTTCGGCGAGTACAGGGTCAAGGACGTCGAGGGTCGCGAGCACATGGGGTGGGTGTTCCCATTCGTCGTGGACTTTGACGGCGCGTCCCTTCCCCTGAAGATCTTCAACAACGGCTCAGCGTCGGCGGTGCAGACGGACGTCGTCGGCTCCCTGGTCGGTAAGGGCTCCAACATCATCTCGGCTGAAGCCACTGAGGGTGAGGGGTTCTTCTACGTCCCGACCAAAGATGGTTCTGCGGTGGCTCTGATGCCCGGTTCCATCAAGGGCACGTTCGAGGACCCCGACGGAGAAGGTGTTGTCTTCGAGACGATTGATGCCAAGACCGTGAAGCTCCGCTTGACCCCAGGAGTCGTGAAGGTCGCCCCGATGGGGCCGGCGGAGTACGCCATCCCTGGGTCCTCGAAGTGGTGTCCGATGGGCGAGAAGAACATCCGACTCGCCGAGGACGTCACGGCGTTCGCCAAGACAGCGGAGGCTCTCCAGGCCAGGCACGCCACTATCATCATTTCTGACGGTCGGGTGTGGTCGCTGTCGGGACAAGGACTTGAGAAGGTCGCCCGCGCTGATCGAGAGATGTTGGAAGCTGATGACGCTGTGTTCCTGGCTTGCGCCTTGGGCATGGACCAAGGGTACGCCCTCAGGAAGCTGGCTCAGGCCGGACAGCAGGGCGAGTCTTTGGTGTGGGGTTGCCGCCCCATCCGAACAGTGTCGGATCGCTACAGCGAGGCGGAGGGCTTGGCCAAGGAGGCAACGAAGGGCATGCCTCCGAAGTACATGCTGCTCAAAGAGGCCGCGGGCCTGAACGACGCCAACACTGTGGACAAGGTCCTGGCCTTGGGGTTCTTGACTCCAGAGAACGTCACGACCTTCGTCGACTACGTCCCTGACATCGAGGAGGCGATCCAGCACCTGGCCCATCTCTTGATAGCGGTGAGGGTTGGGCTCCCCGACGTTCCGGAGCAGTCCGTGAAATCGGCGCTGGAACGTCTCAACGAGGTGTGCGAGTCCCTGAAGAAGTTGATGTACCGCAGCGAGGCGTAGGTTGCGACATCCCTCCGAGTTCTATCTGAGGTTCCTGCTGTCTAGGCAGCAGCACAGCTACGACGAGATCACAGCTATGTGTGAGCTCGCCGATGTGGGGGCTCCTGCACCTGAATACCTAGACCAGATCGACGCTGTTGTTATGGAGAACCGTCCCGTACCATTTCGGGGCCACGATCTGAGGCACGTCGCGAGTCAGCGCTACTTGAGGAAGCTCGGCATCGCTGAGGCCTGGAACAAAAACCGCTACATGAAGGAAGCCATTGCGCTGCTTGGCAACTCGCAGGTGCGCAGCCTCATGGAGACCTTCATCCTGTCCCCGCTGAAGCCGAGTCAGGCTGTAGGTAAGATCAGGAAGAGTATAGGGTACGACTTACCGGAACAGGTCTACGATCTATTCCGTCACTACTTCTGGAACGACTTGCTCCTGAACATGGAGGAGTGGGCCGAGTTTATTCCACACCGGAGAGTGTCCCATCAGGAGTGGCTACGCCTCGCCGTCACGGCAAGGGGCCCAAAGGGCGTGCAGCTCCTGCTCTGGAAGACCGGTACCGGTCCAATCCGACACGCAGACTCCGGCAAGATCTTCAAGCACCTCCGAAACGTAGCCTACATGAAGGCTCTTGAGCTCGAGTTCGAGCCAGCCACCAAGGATGTCTCGACAGCATTCAAGAACTTCGTGCAGGCGGCGAAGATGTCGCAGGAGGAGGTCAATACCTCTGAGGCTGCAATGACTGACGTCCTGGATTCGTTCCAGGCCTTCAAGATGAAGACCGTCGTGAGTCAGGTGCCGTCGTTGCTCGAGCTGACTGACGGGTCCTTCTCGGAGGCAGAGGACGTCACTGGTAGTGAAGACAAGATCAACATGGATGACTACTAGGAGGTGACATGGGACTCCCGGTACCGAGGAGCTTGCAGGAGACAGAGCCCAATCCGGTGAAGTCTGGCCTGCTCTCCGCCAGGCCCCTTGAGTTTGCGCAGATCGAGCTCGGTAAGTACATGGCCGAGTACGCATTCAAGGACAAGGACTGTATCGTACACTGGTTCCGCTCGGCTGGTGGGTTGTACCCACAGTCATTCCGGAGCCGACTCGTCAACGCCTTCAATGCGTGGCCCGGGGGCAAGACGGGTGTCGAGATCACTTGGGAGGACGAGATGCAGTCGTTCTGCGTCATCGTCCGCGGTGGAGGCGAGATGCCTCCTGGGCCGGACGACATCCAGTGGGTCTTGCAAAGCGTAGTCCACGGACTATGAAGGAAGAATCCAAGCGGGAACTGCCCGCCAATGCCAAGGCCCCGGAGAAGACTCCGGAGGATGGCCCCCAACTCGAGGCCGGCCTTATGCCAAAGGACAGTCAGATGGAAAGCGCAAAGTACGCCGCTATGGCTGATGAGCTAGCAGCGATCCACAAGGCGGCTGAGCTGAAGGAAAGTGGCTTGCCATCGACCTCTGCTATGAGGGGTGGAGCCGAGGCCTTGGCCGGCAAGTTTCTGAAGCAGGTCCCCAAGAAAGTGAAGGTCAAGAAGCCGTCGAAGCTCTATCGTGGTGGGAGCTCGGCCTACCCTGTGTAGCTAAGAAGAAGGGGGCCTGGCCATCGCCCCCAACTCCTACTTCTCACAACTTCTTCATGCCGATGCGGATGTCGAACTCACCCCTCTGCTTTAGGATGTGAACGTGCAGGACTTTGTAGGCTATCCCCGCCTGATCAGAGGACCGCATTATCAGATCGTAGATGATCTTTGCTGTCTCTTTGTTCAGTATCGTACTCTGACCCATTACGAAGTGGGCCTCGACTACGATGCAGTCCGGGTGGTCGAAGCAACAGTCCTGCCTGTTTCGAATTGTCTTCGTGATCTCGGCCTCAATGGCCAGAGCGGCTTGGCTCATCACTGAGTCCAGCCACTCGAAGTCTTGTGGGTCACCTATCGCAGGCACCTTGATCTCGAAGTTGGAGTTTGGGCATAGTTTGCACTCTTCGTACGGGGCGGCCAGACAGAGCTCTCTGGAAGTTGTCATGTCATCCGCTCGCAGGACGATCTGGCCGTCGCGCACCCCCCGCTTGCCCCCGCGCTTACCGGGGCATTGAATCACGTACGATTCACGTTTCATCCTTAGCGGACTCGTGCAGGGTGTGCTCCTGCTGTTGCATGTCCTCCTCCGTCGGCTGGTCTGTTGGACGGACGATGTCCTCGGGCTCTTGGGGCAGCATACCGTATCGGGTATGAGCCATCCAGATGGCGTTCTTGGTCTTGAGCTTGGAGACATCTGCGGGGAACGTGTTGAACCGTTCCCAGGAATCGCTGAGGAGGCAGGTCCGGACGAGCTTGTTTCCGGCTAGCTTCATTCGCGACACTGGGACGTTGAGGCTGTGGGCTAGGACATTGGACGGGGACGATTTCGCCATTGGTCCTAGGAACTTCAGCCACAAGCCTGATCTTCGTTGCATCCTGATTTGGAACTCGGCAGTGCGACCGTGCCTGCCGATGAGGGACCCTTTCTTCCTGGGTCCATTGACGAGGGCGAGGAGCCGGTAGTTGCTTGGGTCCTCTTGCTCTCGCTCTGACATGATTTTGTTGCGGAGCTTCTTGTCCTTGATCTCTCTGAAGTTCTCCGGCAAGGGGATAGGCGGAAGGTACTGAAGATCAGGTACCCAGAGGATGCCTACCATCCTGAGGAGGCCGTCATAGCACAGCCCTTCGATTTGTTGGGCCTGAGCTTGTTCCGCGACCATCCTATCGAAGTCCTCGGGTGCAGCATCCCCTAATCCTATTTCGGCTAGAGCCTCCTCCTGGCTCTGATACAGTCCAGACTTCAACGCGAAGTCCACCTTCCCCTGGAGCCCATCCCCACTTAGCTTCTTATCGGACATCGTCCCTCCGTGACGTTCACAGCCACTGCGCTCTATACTTATATCAGCTAGACTGGATCATTTTTATGCCGTAGAGTCTGGGTATGCTTCACGCCGCCAGTACCAGCTACGACAAAGATCTCGCAGCCCACAGAGAGCGGCTGTACCTACGCTCCAAGATGGGTGGGTACGATGAGAGCTTGGAGCGGGAGATCGACGACCTCCTTGAGGAGCACGAAAAAGACCTGATGGATGAGGAGGAGATCGACGCCATTCTTGGGCTTGAGGGCGGGGAGACTGTAGTGAAGAGGCCCGACAATCGTGTCGAGGTCTCCCCCTCCGAGTTCACGGAATTCGCGATCAACATACCAGTAGCTGGAGCAATATCCCCGTTCTCGTTCGACGAGCGGCCCTACCTCCCGTTGATTTACGATCTGCAGTCACCCCGTGTCTTGATGAAGTGCGCCCGTCAGACCGAGAAGTCGACTGGTCTTGGCAACATCTCGGTCGCGTACTCCTCCCTCAACGTAGCCTTCAAGGTGCTGTTCGTCACGGCTACTGCACAGCAGGCAACAGTCTTCTCAGTGGACAGAATCCGAGAGGTAATCGAGATCAGTCCAATCATCCACAACCTCACGACTACGAAGCTGGCGCAGAACGTGTTCTTCAAGCAGCTGCGCAACCGCTCACAGATCAGGATCAGGTACGCATTCCTGTCCGCGGACCGTGTCCGTGGTATCTCTGCCGACTTGATTCTGATCGACGAGATACAGGACATCGCTACCCAGAACATCCCAGTCATCGAGCAATGCGCCTCCCACTCCAGTTGGAAGTTGTATCGGTACTCTGGCACACCGAAGTCCATGGACAACACGATCCAGATCTACTGGGACCAGTTCTCTACCCAGAACGAGTGGGCGGTTCCATGCGAAGGTCTGGGCCTAGATGAGAAGGGCTGCGGCAACTGGAACATCCTAGGTGAGCGGAACATCGGTAAGAAGGGCCCGATCTGTGCCAAGTGCGGCAAGTACATCAACCCGCTTGGCGGGAAGGCGCAGTGGGTAGCGAAGCAGCCCAAGACCAACAACAACAGGGACCGTGTCACGTTCGAGGGCTTCCGCATCCCGCAGCTCATGGTGCCGTGGATCATCAACAACGAAGAGGCTTGGAACGACAACGTCCTCTTTGCCTACAACCGATACGAACGAGCTCTGTTCTACAACGAGGTTCTCGGTCTCAGCTACGACTCTGGGTCACGCCCCCTGACTCGGTCCCAGGTCCAAGCCTGCTGCCGCGACGACATCGAGATGACTGAGGTCCGGAAGAACGCCGCGCGTTGTGACGATGGTGTCTACGCCGGGATCGACTGGGGCACGGCGGAGAACGAGTCCTATACCGTGATCACTTTGGGTGGGTACATCGGGGGCGTGTTCACCATCTTCTACGCCCACAGGTTCACTGGCCCAGAGGTGGAGCCTACTGCGCAGCTCGAGGCCATCGCCAAGCTGCTGGTCGGCGTCAACTTCAAGCTAGCTGGCACCGACTACGGCGGAGGTTACTACACCAACGACTGGCTGATGCGCACCTTCGGGCCAGAGAAAATCAAGAAGTACCAGTACGTCGGCAAGCAGCTCCAGAAAATCAAGTGGCAGGACAAGCTGGGCCGCTTCACGATGCACAAGTCGGAGATCATGTCCGATATCTTCAACGCCATCAAGCGCGGTCCCGAAATCATCCGGTTCCCGAACTGGGAGCAGTGGCAAGAGATTCATGCCGTCGATATGCTCAACATCTTCTCGGAGTATTCGGAACAGCTCCGTATGACGCAGTACAAGATCAGCCCCGGCAAGAGCGACGACACTTTCGACGCTGTTGTGTACTGCTTCCTGGCCTCCATGATTATCAGGCAGCGGCCAGACATCCTGGTCTCGATCAAGGACGGAACCGTAATCGACTAAAGAGAAAGGGCGCCCGAAGGCGCCCCCGTACAAGGGGCGTGTACAACCGCCGCCCTTTCTCCCTGGCCGAGTACGCTAGGCCGCGTTCTCGATCTCGCGCTTCTTCTTCAGGGGCACACCGCGCGTGATGCGTCCGGTGTAGTGCGCGGCGACGGCGCCGAACACCAACGTCCCGACCTGCACTCCGATCCGGATCCAGGGGACCGGGATGAAGTGCGAGGCAATCTGCCCCGCGGCCACGAAGGTGCCGACCGTGGCGACGCTCGCCACGGGGGCCGCCACGGCCCGGAGCTGGTCGGTCAGTCCCTCCCTCTCCTCGGGGCTCAGGGCCCCGTCATCGGGTGTTGGTGCGATAGTAGTCCCCGCCCCCATTGGGGGTGACTGAAACCTTCCCGCGTCGTCACGCGGGGCGTCTGCTGCGGCCATTATTGGCCTCCTTTCGTGCGAACCGGTTCGCATCTATAGATCTTATACCTGATCTATAGGGCTAGATTTTCACAGGAGACTGAGTCGGCCGCGGTTGTTTCTCTTCTTCATTTGGCGCATCAAGGCATCGAAGGCATCGATGTCAGTCTTAGCGACAGAGGCCAGCATCTCGTAGCTCGATTCCTTGTCGGCTTCGAGCTCGATGAACAGGACCGCCAGCTCTCGGAGGTTCATCCTCCCACGAGACAGTAGGTCCCGGCTCCGTTGCATGTTGATGTCCACTGGGAACTCTTCGTGGGTTGTAACGTAGCGGAGCTGCTTCAGGCACAGCTCGTAGAACGGCCGCCATGATGTCTTGGTGTCTACTAGATCGTTGAGGCGCTCTATCTCTACCTCGCTGATCCGCATGAAGACCTCACAGCATGACAGAATTCTGTGGAGGGTCCACTCCTTGGCGATCTCCGTCTCGACGATGCTGTGGTACAGCTTCAAGAGGTCTTCATCCTCCATCGTCTCCATCCGTGATGACGACATCTGGTTGACCTGGAACATGAGCTCGAGTGCTTCTTCGAGGCGGGATACCTTCTGCTCCAAGAACACGATGCGTCGGCGCTGCTCCTCTGGCGGCATCTCTGCGCCACCATGCAGCCGGACTATATCGTCTATGTCTGAGTCATGTACGTAGAGCTTGTCGCCGTTGCTCAGCTTCCTGAGCAGGCCTTGCCCTATCAATTCCTGCACAGACTCAACGCGACAGCCTAGTTTCTGAGCCGCTTGCTGGACAGGGATCCAATTACTTCGGGTTCTTCCCATGCGATCCGTCGTGTGTTACGTTTGTGATAGTTTACCAGACGCGCCCTATATGATGTAAGGGGTGCTGGGAGGAGCTAGAGGCTGATGCCCCACCGGGGAAATGGATCGATGGTCGATCCTGATGATCTGAGAAAGCTGGCCAAGGAGGCTAGCGCTCGTCATCTCGGGGGTGCTGTACCTCTGACCGAGGCCGTGGTGCAGGTTGTTCAAGAGCACAACGAGCTCGGTCCGGAGCATGTGCGCAGGATCGTGGAGTTCGCCAACAACGCGACGTTCCAGATGATGTTCGAGAAGGGGGCTGAGGACCACAGGGTCGTCAACTTCACTGGCGGACCGGCCGATCCAGGCGACGTGCTGAAGGAGCTCGACATGGGAGCAACTCATACCCCAGTCGCAATGTCGGATCGCAGGGACACGATCACTCCCTACGTTCCAGGTGAGGACTCAGCGGGCGACCCGTTCGAGCCCGTGAAGACCGCGTCCGAGTACCCGGCGGCCAACCCGATGGGTGACTTCTGGGACACTCGAGACAAACTCCGTGGTGCGAAGGACCACTTCGAAGCGGAGCTGGTCGGTGCGCGGCAGGAGTATGACTATGTCGTCAGCGACTTGGTCAAGGAAGCGAAGCAGGCAGCAATGTCTGGGTACAGTACCGTGGACATGGCGCGTGCTCTGTCCGAGTACTCGCCGCACCCGGACTTCGCGACGCTGGCCCTGAATCACATTCAGGCCAACCTCGACGTGGCTGATCTGAATCGCTACAGCGATGAGGTCACCAAGACTGCTGGTGCCGTGAACCCGAACGCCGGTATCGTGGTGGTCTTCCGGAAGTTCGTGAAGTTGGCTCAGGAGCGTTTCACTCTGTCCGCGGCGGTGGATCGTCTCGACGCGCAGCTCACTCGCGTCAACGACACCATCAAGAGGCAGATTGGATGACCTACGAGGGTCTCCGTTCCGCGGGGGTCCTCGCATCCCTGCTCAAGGAAGCTGCGGATCCAGCCAAAGCCCTGAAGCTCATTCGACAGGGCCTCGCAGCAGGGGGTGAAGGCGCCCGTAAGATGGTAGGCGGCGGTGCCCCCGGGTCTGCAGCAGCATTCATGATCCGCCGATCACCAGAGCTAGCATCCCTCATCGGCGGCGGCTACCTCACGACCAAGTACGTGGCTGGCCCCAAAGACGTGTCCAGGTACATGCGTGGCAAGGTCAACAAGTACCGTGAGTGGCAGGCTCAGACCGCGCCACATTACGATCCCAAAACGCAGAGGTTCATGTAATGAACGCCGTTGACGAATTCCTCGAGTTCAAGGCGCAGGGGATGGAGAAGGAAGCGGCCGGTACCAGGGCCCTCGGCTCTATGGCCTCCCTTCTTGGCGCCAAGCCTGGTGAAATCGCCATGGGCGCGGCCGCGTTGGGAGCTGGTGCCGTGATCGCGGGAACCATCGCTCAAGCCGGCGATGACATCTACGAGGCTGCGAAGAAAGCCATCACCAGGGCCCGCGGCTTCAACCGCATGCTCAAGGAGAACCCGGAGCTGGGGGAGATGGATCGCAAGAAGGTCCACGCCACATTCCGTACCCTTCACAACTTCAACCCTGAGATGGCGGCGGACCCCTACGTCTCCGGTTCCTGGGTGAAGTCCTTGGCGGAGTACGACAACGTCCCGACCAAGACCATCAGCGACCTGATCTCGGCCCGCTCCAAAACTGGGCCTCGGTCTTCACCGATGGAGCGGGGCATGCCCATCATGGTTGGCGCCATGGGCGGCGCCCGCTCCATGGAGGAGGGCCGCCAGAAGCGCGAGGACACGCTCGGACTGGAGTCGGAGAAGCAGACGAACAAGTACCGGCTGGAGCAGTACAAGCGACACCACTTGGAGGGTGACGCTATGGCCAAGCAGGTTGGGAATATTCGCGGTGATACCCTGGCCAAGCAGGAGATGGGGCCAGAGATCGCCGGTCTGACAGCAGCACCGAAGGTCGACAAGCCAGGTGGCACGCCAGGGGGCTTCGCACAGATTGGTCGCTTCGGTCGTTAGGGGCTCCGATGATCGAGAAGCAGTGCCAGTACTCCGGGGAGAGTGATGTTGGTGTTCACTTTCACCTTCTGCACCCGGGGTATGACGACTGCATCGAGATGGTGAAGGAGGCTCACGTCTCCGCCCCTCTCCTCGACGACGTCAAGAAGTTCATGAAGGCCGCGCCCAAGGACGAGGGCAAGGTCATGGCTTTGCTGTCCGCCCTCGGTGCTGGGGAATACTGGGGATCAAATACAAACGGGGACTACTTCCCGCACCACAGCCTGATCCACGCACCGCAGGGTTGGCAGGACCTTAGCACTAGCATGCGGCGAATGACTGGGTCGAAGTGGGAGTGGGGTTACCCCACGTTCTACAACGCCTACGCCTATCAGCACCACGTCAACAAGGATCCAGCTCGAGCTTTCGGCAATGTAGAGTACGCGACCTGGGACCCGCAGATGCGGAGGGTCCTTCTCGTAGTCGGCGTCTCCCGTAAAAAGGCTCAGGAGCAGGGAGCCTACGGCGTCGTGGACAGGATCGACAACGGCGAGTTCCCTGATGTCAGCATGGGGTGCCGTGTCCCGTTTGATCTCTGCTCCATTTGCACGGACTGGTCTCGCATCACTGGCAACCCACGCAAGGACCTCGCGGAGCATAGGCGCAAGCCGATCCGCGGACTCAGCGTCACGACCAAGGACTATTGCCAGCATCTCCAGTTCGAGACAGGAAGGATTTACCCTGACGGTCGACGGGTGTGGATGTGGAACCTCCACCCCAAGTTCTTTGACATCTCGTTCGTCTTCATCGGAGCCGACAAGTCCTCCAAGGTCATGGCGAAGTTGGCTGTGGGTCAGTGCCCAATCAAGATCGACTCCCCGATGTGTAAGGCAGGCTGCACCAAGTGCAGTCCTCATGGCGCAGTCCTGAGCTCACACATCCATGACGTTTGGTCTCGAGAGAAGACGGCCATGGAACTGACCCCCTTCGAGGAGTACGTAGTCCAGCACAACCGTGATGATCGCGACGCTGGCGAGATTCAGGACATCTCGAAGCAGGAGATGGCGCGACTCAAGAAGGAGTGGGAGGCTAAGGAGAAAACAGCCGGCCCGATCATGAACGCGGCCCTAAAGCAGGGCGGGGAGTTCCTGAAAGCGCGTAAGAAGGCGCGAGAGGCAAAGCTCAGCGCGGTTCATGAGAAGGCGGCTGGGTACCGAGCCTTCCCTGAGTTCGAGGACCCCGAGGACGAGGTCCGCATAAACAAGATCATCGACAGGCAGCGCAGGAAGCTGTCCCGCCCTGGGTTCACGACTCGCAGCCACCAAGAGAAGGTCGTGAAGATTGGGATGGCGGACCTCGAGCAAGCCTTCGCCGTTGGACCGCAGAAGCTGGCGGACCTCTCCTTTGACAAGAAGGCTGAGATCATCAAGAGGATCCAGTCCCACTTCAACAAGTCGCTATCATCCGTCGCTAAGGAGGAGCCCGACATCCCGAAGGATACCCTTGACGAGATGTCGGAGTGCCCGGGTCGTTCTCTGGGTACGGCTGCTGGAATGGGTATCGTCCTGAAGCCGCGGGAGTTCCAGCGTGTCATGGTCCGTAGCATGGGCCACAATGATCTAGCTGACAAGCTGGACGATGCTGGGGCTTGCTTCGAGCCAGGTGCAGATGCGGATGCCGCCCCTGGTATGCAGTTGGCGCCGGACTTCCTGCCTCGGCTCATCAAGATGCTTGGTCCGTTGATGGAAGGCCGCTCAGCTTACGGCCCTCCGCTGAAGCGACGAGTCCTCAAGATCACTATCGTGAAGCACGTCCCGAAGGATGAGTCCCGCATGATTCAGCACCCCCTCTTGGACAAGGTATCTGGTGCGTACCAGGCCTATCGCCAAGAGGTCATGCAGAAGGTCGCGAGCTTGGTGCCCAAGGCGCTTCACGAGTACCCGGGACTGTACGCAGAGATCGTCTCCGAGGAGGATCTGTTCCTAAAAGAGGGGGCGGGTCTTGTCAAAGCAGGTGGGGACGTGATTCAATCGTTTCTTGGGATGTTCCCTGCCACTTATCTCAACGGAGTCTACATGCCTGGGCCCGTATCCCGGTATGTGGCAGACCATCCTAGCTACGCGGGTCTGCGAGAGGTGAACGCCCTCGCAGGACGCGGTGGAGCGGCGTAGAGATGCCTATCTCGAATATCGTCCCTTCTCCGCATGGCATGAACTGACAAGGAGAAGAGGAACACCATGGACAAGACACTGGCTGACTTCTACGACACTCTGGGTGCCGTCGAGCCGTCGCAAGAGCAGATGGCGAAGACCGCGGAGCTCGAGCTGCTCGAGAAGATCGCCGAAGAAGGCGACATCGACCTGACCAAGCTCAGCGACGAGCAAATCGTCGAGGCCTACAATGAGCTGGCGGGCACCCCCGAGGAGACCACCGACGACGACATGGAGAAGGACGCCGCTGCCGACATGGTGAAGCAGGCCGACTACATGGGCCGCATCATGGCCCATGCCTACGTCGACGAGCTCAAGTCGATCCAGAAGCATGCCGAGGAGGGCGGGGAGCCCGAGCCCGAGAAGAAGGGGAATCCTCTCCTGGCCGCCGTCCAGAAGAAGAAGGAAGAGGCCAAGGAGGACAAGGGCGAGGACAAGGAGAAGGACGCGGCCTTCCAGGAGAGCGTCGAGAAGCGCGCCTTCGACATCCTCAACGAGAACGGTCTCGTCAACGAGGACGGCACCATCGTCCCCCCGGATGCCCTGCAGAAGCAGGCCGAGGAAGAGAAGGTCGCTGTGGACACTGCGGCCTGGCAGGTCCTCGCGGACATGGGTTACCCCGTCAACACCGGGACTGAGGGCTAGGTCAGGTGGACTTGGGCTCTCTGGTTTTCCGGTCGATGGGCGAGGAGCTAGCCAGCATCATGAAGGCTGCTGGCTTCTCCTCCCCATCGATCATCGCACCTCCCTCTCCGGGGGGTGATGGTGGCACCATGCCCTCAAAGCCTGCTGCCCCTGTCACTCCCCAGAAATTGGTGGGTAAGGTCGTCACGAAGACGAACTTGAAGAAGACCAACTACACGAAGCCCAACACCATGGTCCCTCCCCCGAATCCATCGCTGACCTCAGCGCAGAAGGCTATGACGCCTCCTGTAGTGAGATCGTAAGGAGAAACCTATGAGGCTGAGCCTGCAAGATATGATCGACCAGGTCATTGACGAGGCCTCGACCGACGGTATGGCGAAGCTCGCTGAGGAAGCCAAGGACAAGAAGATGTCCAAGGACGAGGCGGAGCGGAAGGCTGCCAAGGAAGAAGCCCAGCAAGGCGGCGGCAGCCCCGACTCGTACGAGGACCAGGAGAAGCAAGCCTGTAGCTCCGAGTACGTGCAGAAGCTCGCTGCTGCTGTCCAAGAGATCGTCGACGATTCTGGCATGGTCGTCACCGCCGCAGCGGACGAAGCGGCCAAGAACGTCGGCCCCGGCAAGGGACCTGGCGCGTCGGACACCAACCTCGAGTCCCCTGTCAGCGGCGAGCAGTCCGATGTCAGCGGCGAGGCCAAGACCAAGATCCCGATGAAGACCCCGCTGGAGTCCAAGGGGTCCGGCGGAAACGAGAAGAACCCCGACAACGCCATGGCGACCAATGCGGAGATGATGCACGGTCCGCAAGGCGAGGTCCTGAAGCAAGCCTCCAACCCCCTCGAGGCAGTGATCCTCGGAGCCATGGACAAGGAGGGCGGGACGGTCAGCCAGGGCCTGAAGTGGATCGGTCGCAAGGCGCCGGGCGCTGGCAAGGAGGAGATCAAGGCTTTGAGTACCAAGGCCAAGAACCTGAAGGGGGCCGCTGAGACCAGTGGCGCCCTGGGGGCTGGTGGCCAAGCCGCACGTGCAGAGCAGCAGGTCGGCGCAGCCACTGAGGCAGCTCACGCCGCAGCCAAGGCGCGCGGCAAGAGCATCGCGAAGAAGGTCGGCATCGGCGCCGCTGCTACCACGGCTGCCGGTACTGGCGTCGCGGTTCCGCTGGCTCTCCGCAAGAGGAACAAGGAGAAGAAGGCGGAAGACGCAATCAACCCAGCCACGATCTCGGCATCGAAGACCAGTGCGCTTCCAGAGGACAAGCCATCCTCGATGAAGCGGCCCGCCGAGGTGACGTCGCAAGAGAAGATGGTGGGCTCGAATGAGGCTGCCACCAGCACCAAGAAGGTGCAGACTGCGGCGGTGCCGAAGAAGCGGATGAAGGAGGTCTTGGGTGAGCCGGCCCAGACTTCGGCCACGGACAAGGTCCTGGACGAGGCACTGGGCTCAGACAAGGTGAATCAAGCAGGCGCCAAGATCGCAGCGGTGCAGGCTCGAGCCGCCTTGTCGAAGATCGCCTCTGAGGGCTGCAAGTGTCAGCCTGGAGAAGAGGCGTGCTATTTCCACAAGCTCGCTGCTGTGGCTCGGCGGCGGGCGAACGAGGGGTCGGAGAAGCGCAGTCAGATGGCTGCCCCCCAGGGTGCGGGAAACGCAGTACCGTCCACTGTGACTCCCTCAGCGTCTCCGTCCGGGTCAATGGCGGGCGGTACACCAGCTCCGCAGATGTAAGGAGGCACTTCGATGAAGACAAAGATCAGTGCGGAGAAGATCGCCGCGGTCATCGCTGAGGTGCCTGGCACTCTGCAGGCTCTCGATGAAGATCGTAACCAGTGGCGCACCCGTGCAGTCTCGGCGGAGACCGAGCTCACGAAGCGTGCCACGGCTGACCGCATCTCGAAGATCGCGGCAGCAATGGAGGAGAAGGGACTGGATTCCAGCCACTCCTTCGAGGAGCGGGTCTCGATGTTGGAGAAGCAGGCCGATTCTGGCAGGCTCGACGTCATCGAGGAAGCAATCGCGCTGAGTGCGGCCGACAGGCCCCTTGGCGAGCTCGCTGATGTCGCTGGGCACAGTCTCAGTGACTTCGAGAACTTCATCCTGGGCGATTTGGCGTAGGCCCAAGGGAAGAAACGGAGCCAAAGGAAATGGCACAAGTCAACTTCAAGCTTCTCACGCCGTTCCAGGCGCAGGAGCGGCAGACCTTCGAGCTCGCAGATCGTACTCTGCTGAACCCGAACAACGCGGCCCCGCTCGAGCAGGGGGAGTTCCTCCAGTTCGATGCAAACTTCAAGCTCGTTCGTGGCGACGGTACTGTTCCGGCCTTCGCCATGATCGACGAGAAGGGCCGCAGCGACACGCAGGCCATCGGTCAGGTCACCGTGCTTCTGCTCGGTCACTACATGGCTGACACCTACGTCTACGATGAGGACACTTCGGCGCCCGCGCTCGGTGACGCCCTCATGGTCGACACCGTGCTCAACACGCCGAAGTCCCTCACCACGACGCTGTCTGGTCTCAACACCCAAGCATCGACCGACCTCACCGTCGGATACGTGCTTCGAACCGCGGCAGCCAACGGAGGCTACCTTCGCTTCCTGCACACGCAGGCGTAGAGCGGCGGAAAGGAAACGGAGATAAGCGAATGACGCAGCAGCAAGTCAATCCGCGGGTTCTCAACGAGCTCTTTGCCACCAAGCTGGACTCGGCAGAGGCCAAAGAGAAGATCGCAGCGTTCGGTGGGTCCTACATCCGTGACAGACTGCGCGAGGTAGCCTACTCCCGCCAGATCATCCCCCCGGAGATGGTCACCAAGGCGGACTGCCAGCGCTCAGTCAATCACGACACCCTCGTGAAGATCGTGGACGTCGAGCCCGAGTCTCGGGCCATGGCGATCACGTTCCGTGGCCAGCCCACTGCCAGGTTCATCCGTGCGCCTCGAGCAGAGGTGCCCTTCTACACCATCTCCTCGGAGAAGTTCGAGAAGACGGAGCAGGAGCTACTGGCCTACGAGATGCCCGTCACCAAGATCATCGAGGACAACTCGGTGAAGGACATCCAGGAGATCGAGGACCGGGAGTTCACGATCCACATCGAGGCGGCCTGCCAGGCTCTCCAGCAGGAGGCCAACAGCGGTTCCGTCACCGCTCTCAACGCATCGGGAATCGTCGCCGGCTCCGTGGTCGAGGTCGCAATCCGCAAGGGTTCCCTCGCTCGCGCTGCCTCGACCAACGATGCGGTGGTCCGCCCGCTCCAGCGGCCGGACCTCGTCAACCTCCTGAAGCTCCTCAACCTCAACAGGCTGCGTGCGGAACGCTTCCTGATGACGGAGGGGGAGTTCACGGACATCCTGCAGTGGACCGTCGAGGATCTCGGTGACAAGCTCCAGTCGGAGACCACCACCGATGGGTACAAGTACACCCTGCTCCTCGGCCATGCCTTCGTGCGGACGATCAAGACGGACATCCTGAGGACCGGAAACGTCTACGTCTTCACGAAGCCGGAGTTCTTCGGGAAGTTCTACATCCTGAACAACGTCAAGTTCTACATCGACAAGATCGCGAACTTGATCACGTGGCAGTCCTGGGAGGACATCGCCATGGCCGTCATCAACATCGCGGCGGTTCGCAAGCTCGAGCTCTACTCGGGCGACGCGACCACCAACGATGCGGATGGCATCCTCTCCAGCGTCATCCCCGTGAACGAGGAGGACCTTGGGGCGGTGAACAACCGTGTCGATCAGGGGCTGAGCTTCCCGCAGGTCGTGAGCTTCTAGCAGCTGCGGCCTCGAGTTCTGTGTCCTGATGGGGCGCGGCGTCCGACGTTGGCGCCGCGCCCTTTTCTTCATGAAGGGGTGACGAGATGTCGAGATATTGGTTGGTGAGCACGGTTCGTCGTGTAGAGACGCGGTTGCAGAGGGCGCAGTCCCCAGAGCGTCACCGCTTCAAGCAGGACCTCTGCAACGGTCAGATTCGCTTGGTTCGGGGCCCGGCCGGCGTAGAGCTCCGCCCCGACCTCCTGGAGCAATTCAAGGAGGAGCTGAAGAGCTACCATGATCGGGGCATTCTCAATGTCCATGTCGGGTCCCCGGAGGGGCCGCTCTACGACTTCAGGGAGCTTGTCGAGAAGGCTCCGCCCCCGCCGAAGGAGCCGACTCCAGAACCGGCCCCAGAGCTGGATGAGCCCGAGCCTGAGGCGAAGGAGATGGACGAGGACGATCTTCCGGACATGACCTGGACGAAGACAAGGCTCATGTCACACGCCGCGACCGTCCTCGGCAAGGACGAATCCGAGCTCGAGCCGATGACGAAGCGCGAGATTCTGGAGAAGCTGTCATGAGAACGATCTATAACCTCACGGACCGCAACCCGGTATGGAGGAAGCCGGCCCTTCGGCCGAAGCGCCTCCGCATCGGGACTCGGTTCGTGGACCCGGGGAACCACGCCCAGGTCCCAGACGACTTCCCACTTCGCACAGTGGCAGGTCTCCTGGTCAACGACGCAATCAGCGTCGACTCCATCCCGGAGTGGTACCAGGCCGCTCGTCGTGCGGAGGAGGACGCGGCATCCAAGGCAGCTGAGGAGGCCAAGGCAGCTGAGGAGGCCAAGGCAGCTGAGGAGGCTGAGGCTGTGGAGAAGTACGAGGACGTCGTGATCGAGGAGCCCATGGTCGTTGAGCCCAAGAGGACCAAGAAGCGGACGAGGAAGTAGATGCTTCAAGGCCTACCTGATCCAGAGGCGATTCCGGGAGCGAGCCAGGAGTTCCAACAGTTCGTGTCCACGATTCGGCTGTTCATCCGGGATTTCCCGGAGTTGAATCGGCTCGTCGCTGGGGAGGAGTCTAGCCCTCGGATGATTGCATGGGCCGTCATCGACGCCATCGAGGACTTCAACGGCTCTCCTCCTATGATCGGGACGTACACATTCTCCGATCTAATCTCCAACAATCAGGCCTCGCTGCTGCGCAAGGGCACTGTCATGAACCTCTTGTACAGTGTCGGCATCCTGCAAACACGCAACCACCTGCCATTCTCGGATGGTGGGCTCAACGTAGCAGTGTCGGACAAGACGCCTCTCCTCCAGGCCTGGATTCAGTTGTTCCAGCGTCAGTGGGAAATGGGTCGAGACAAGGTCAAGACGGCTTGGAACATCGAGTCCTTGCTTGGCGGTCCTAGCGGAGCTCACACCGAGTACTTTGCTCTGTCTGGCTACTACCACATCGATCTAACGAGGTGATGGCATGGCTTTGTGGAAGACGAACTACTTCCATTCGAAGCGGGACATGGTCGACTACTTGAATGGGGCCATCATCTCGAAGGCTATCGCTCCTGCGGGTGGTTTCGTTGTCGATGGCTTGACGCTCATCATCGACATCGGTGGGGGTGACGTCACAGTCACGTTCAGTGCGGCCCTGGGTCGGGCCTGGACGATGGACGAGATCGTTGTCAAGATCAATGCCTCCTTGACGGGGCTTGCTTCGAAACTGCTGGTGAGCCAGGACCATGCCCAGTACAACCCTGCGAGGTCGCAGCTCAAGTTGGATCGGGACGGCACCCTGACTGTTCGGGGGACTGGCACCGCTAACTCCGTCTTCGGGTTTGATGGCCCGGCGACGCCTGCCAACGACACCGTGAGCGTGGAGTTTGCTGACACCGATGTACAATCGATTCAGCAGCAGCACGACGAGCAGGATGCGTGGTTGGTAACGACCTACGCATAGGAGGATGGCATGGCGGCATGGTCAACGATAGTGTTTAGCTCCAAGCGGGAGATGGACGACTACCTGAACGGTTCGCTGCTCGGTGGCGTCGATCTCTTTGCGGGCGCAGACGTTGATGGCAAGACGTTCATCATCGACGTGGGCGCCGGCAACCTCACGACTACGTTTGCACCTGCCAAGTCGAGGCTCTGGAAGTACAAGGAAATCATCGCGGAGATTGAGTCCACCGACGCCACGCTCGTTGGGGTGGTGATGGCGCTGTTGGTCGGCTCTGATCGACCTACGGTGGTTGGTCGCAGAAGCCGTATCGTTCTCAAGCTCGTTGATGATACGCTGACGGTGAGGGGCAACGGCACCGCCAACGAGGAGCTGGGGTTTACCGAGGGAGCTACTCCTGGCGACGATACCGTCCTGGCTCAGGTAGCGACCGCGGATGTCAACAGCGTCCATTTCCACGTTGCGGAGCAGGACACCTGGACCGTCCTGATCTACGCTTAGGAGGCAGTGATGTCGTCATTTGAGGACATGGTTCTTGATTTCACCCGAATCCCTCAGGACTCGGCATCTGCCTTCATGGTGGACTTGTTTCGTTCGACTACCCCGCCTCCGCCGCCGGAGAAGACGGCGTCGGTCCATGCCGGACTCTTGAAGTTGGCTGTGCTCAAGCACAAGTGCGCGCAGGGCGATGAAGCCGCAGTGGCCAACGCACAGCGAAAGGCCATGGTTGATCCTCAGGTCCAGAAGGCTTTGGACTATGAGCAGGTCGTGGCAGAACGTGAGGAGTTCGCCCAAGCTCTTCAGGATGCTGAGGCTCGCTCCGCTGAGGCCGAGCAGGTGTCGCAGCAGTCACAGCAGCAGGCTCAAGAATCTCAGATGCAGGCTGATCAAGCGAACCAGTCTGCGATGGCTGAGGCCACGCAGAAGCAGGATGCCATGCAGCAGGCCATCCAGGCTCGCGACACCAGCCTGCAGGACCAGATGGCTGCCTCCCAGAAGAGGGAGGAGCTCGTCAACATGGGCGAGGAGCTCAAGGCCCAACTCGACCAGCTTCGTGCCAGCACCGAGCAGATGCAGCAGAGCGCCGCAGAGAACCCGCAGGCAGACCGCATGGCGGCTGAGCAGGAGCAAGCCGCAGTGCAAGAGGAAGAGGCCCAGGGCGCACAGGGCCAGGGCCAGGGTGGCAAGGCCGGCAAGGAGACCCAGGAAGCCCAGAACGCTCAGCAGGAGGCAGTACAGCAGGCCCAGCAAGCTGATGAGGCGCAGGCCCAGCAAGCTCAGCAGCCTCCGGCAGCAGCACCTGGAGTGCCTACGGCACGACAGCCAACACCGGGCGCGGGTCCACAGATGCCCAAGGCTGCTGGTGTCGTCAGTGCCCTGAGGCGTGTTGGCGGTATTGGCATGAAGAGAGAGGGGACAATCGCAACACCTGCGCAGTTGAAGACTATTCGTGAGCTTACGAGTAAGGGGGATATGGGTGGGGTTAGTAGGCTCACGGACGACATCGTCAGGGATCATGAGCACAAGCTACTGCGCCGCGGCATAGCCTATACCGGCGCAGCTGCTTCTGGCACTGGCATCGCGGTGGGGGCTTTGCAGCGGCAGTCAACGAAGCGCCGTAGTACTCGTGCCCATCAGGGTTGGGCGAAGCGACGTGAGTCGAAGAAGCGCCAGCTTCTCCCCGAGAACCAGATGCCCAAGGCTGCCATGCTCAAGGCAGCGCTCTTTGGGCTTAGCCAAAAGGAGCGTGCGACCTCGGCCGGTATGAAGGAGTACAATCGTTTCGCGGAGCATGCCAACTCGGTGATCAAGGGGGCTGGTGGTGGCTTGAAGCCCGCCGACTACGACCGTCTCGTGATCGGCGCTTGGAACAAGAAGCACGGCACGAATATGCCATCTTTCAATGAGGGCGGCGGCGATCCTGGGTTCTTTATCCAGCAGGCGTACCAGCAGCGGATGTCGAAGAAGGCCGCACTGTCCACAGCGGCTAAGGCCCTCATGGCAGCGGGTGGCGTGGCTGCTGCTGGTGGCGCTGCCATCGGTGTGGGTCAGCACCGCAAGTCTGAGGGACAGCGCCTCGCCCTCGAGGAGACGGCCCGGAAGCTCGGACGCATTTCGCAGAGCCAACAGGCCCCCCGGGGCGTGCGGCGTGACGCTGCCATCGGTGCCTACGAGATCGGCACCCGTCTCCGCAAGGAGCATCGGCGCCGTATGGGCAAGCCGGCGTCCTGGGCTGCTACTGGGGTCAAGAAGCCCGACGTCGATGTCAGGATCAGCCGACGTGCGGATGTCTCCTTCCCCAAGAAGAAGAAGGCCTCTGGTGGATGTGAGTGTGCTCCCGGGAAGGATCCGGCGCAGGCCCCCTCCATCAAGGAGCAAACCGGCAAGGACAGCATCCGCTCCGCACTCAAGAAGCTCGTTGCGAAGCAGGATCAGTACAACTCCAAGGTCGACGACTTCCTCGACTACAAGGCTGGCACGCCGTCAAAGGCCTCGCCCTTCGACAAGGGCGTCGAGAAGTCGGCACTCGCCATCCCGGCTGGGCTCCTGACTCGCGGCATCGGGGGAGCGGCTGGTGCTGGGGTTGGTGCTGCAACTGGTGCTGGAGCATCTGGCGGCAACCCCCTGGCTACCATAGGTGGGGCTCTGGCCGGAGCCGCTGCAGGTGCAGGTGGAGCTCCTGCCATGCTTCGGGGCGCCAAGGCTTTGAAGGGTCACGCCGTGAAGGCTCGGTCCGCTGTGAGCAAGGTTCGAGCAGATCGGCACTATGCCAGGGGCGAGCAAGCTGCAGCCAAGGCGCCGGCCGCAGCTGGTAGTGGCAGCTCTGGCGGTGGTGCTATCTCCGAAGAGGCATTCCAGGCACAGGCCAAGAAGATCATGGCGGACAAAGCCGCAAAGGCTAGCGCCAACCGCTCCGCAGTAGCGGACGCAGCGGCTTCTGGTCAGGCTGGTCGCGCTGTTCATAGCGGCGGCGCTCAGCTCTCAGCAACGCCGACAACAGGTGAGCGTATCCGAGGAGCCCTAGCCGGTGTCGTGAAGAAGCGGCCGGCACGGCCACCAGCACCGACTGTGGTGTCTGCGGGTCCCGCACCGATGGGCATGAGCTATTAGGAGGGCGTGATGCTTGATACGTGGCTAGCTGATCTGACGGAGTCGCCCGAGCCTGAGGCGGACATCCCCTTTGAGGAGCTCGACGCCTTCATCGAGAAGACGGCGGCTGGCGGGTCCACGGTCAAGGCCTTCCTCGAGTCCGGCGGCAAAGCCATCGGGGAGAAGGGCCTCAAGCAGCGTGTCGGCAAGGCTCTGACCTCTGATACGGCCAAGG